AAAAACGACTATTACTCTGACACGCGCTCTCACTTCGTGATCGTTGTTGACCGCGCCACCGGTGAATATGGCCGCGCCATTCTCTCTCTGGCCTCTTCGCAGATCAAGTCGTCCAAGAAGCTGATGACCGCGCTGCAGCAGAAGAAAATCAAAACGCCTCGCGGCATGATGACCCCGCCAACCTTCGCGAACATCGTCAAGGTCACTTCGTCCGGTCGTTCGAACGACAGCGGCTCGTGGTCCGGCGTTGACTTCGAACTCACCGGCGTGATCCAAAATGCCGATCTTTACAAAGAAGCCAAGGACTTCTACACCCAGGTCGTCGGTGGCGAAGTGAAAGCGGACTACGCCAAGGCTGACGCAACCAGCGCGCAAGGCGATGCCGACGCCAAGCCGCAGGACGCTGACGGCTTCTAATCCCAACCCTCCACTTAATAAGGCGTCTACGGGCGCCTTTCGAAGAGTACTGATCATGCCGAATACCGACCAACCAGCAATCGCACCTTCGTACATCGAACTGGCAAACGTGACGATGTCCGACCAATGGCACGGCGCCAACATCTCCAAGGCCGATTTCGTGTGCGCGTTGCAAGATTCTGTAACCGCTCTGGAACGTCTGGACAAAATCAAGAAGGCGCTGTTTTACGGTCGCCCTCTGGATACTTCCGGCAGCGGCCCAACCATCGAAACCCTAGACCTGGACATCACCCCGGTCGGCATCTCGATCAAGGACGGGCGCCGCCTGATCCATGGCTTGATCGGCTCCGCCACCGAAGCCGGTGAGAAGCTTGAGGCCATCCTCAAGGCCATCGACGACACCACCGAGCTGGACCTGCCAAACGTTCTGGAAGAGGTCGGTGACGGCCTGTGGTACGACGCGGCGGTAATGCGTGTTGCTGGCAAAACATTCGAAGATGTACAGGGCGTGAACATTGCCAAGTTACAAACCCGTTTCCCGGATGGCTTCAGCTCGTTCCACGCCAATAACCGCGACCTCGATGCCGAGCGCCAGATTCTTGTAGACGGCGCGCAATCACCGTCGTAATATTGATCGACCTGACAAGCCCGATTCGTTCGGGCTTTTCTTTGCCATTAAATGAAGGTGCGAATTATGTCTTTCAGTCTGCCAGTACGCAAGAACCTCGTTCACAAAGCCATCGAGCCGCGTAAGCTTTCGGCGTCCATTGCTGCCATCGTCGCAGAGCGCGACGATGATATCTGGGAGGTCAAGTATGACGGGTGCCACGGCATCCTGGTAAAGTGCAACGGAAAGGCTTACGGCTTCTCGCGTCAGGGCGAGCCTATTGCAGGCGCGATGGACCGACAACTTCAAGCTCTGGAGGCGATCTATGCCGACAACTTCGTGTTGTTCGTCGAAGGTTGGAATCCTAACTCCATTCACAGCATCATCAACGGGGACTTCCGTCGCGGCCATAAAGAGGGTGATTTGTACTCGCTAAAGGCCGTTGTGTTCGATCACGTCCCTCTGGATGACTTCATGAAGGGGGTGAACTTTTCTACTTACGAAGTCCGCAGCCAGCGCGTTGCAGATACCGTATTCGCTCTTAAGACATTCGGCTATGGTCATCTGTTTGAAAAGGCTTTCTCTGCCCGTACCAAAGCAGAGTGCGTCGCCTACGTGGCAGACCGCCAGGATAACCACGGCGAAATCTTTGCCATTGACGGATTCATGCGTAAGGCGCGTGACGGCATCTGGACTGCTGGGGCCGGTTCTTGTGGCACCATCCTGAAAGACAAAGCCGTCCTCAGCGTTGATCTCAAAGTGGAAGGTCTGGTTGAAGGCAAGGGCAAGTTTGTTGGCATGCTCGGCGCGTACGAGTGCACATACAACGGCAAGCCTCAACTGGTTGGTGGCGGCAAGTTGACCGACAAACAGCGTCGCTCCATCTGGATAGACCAACTACAGGCCGATGGCGGTATTGGCTCCATCATCGAGGTTCACGCGCTTGGCGAGTCCACCAACGGACTGTTGCGCGAGCCGCGCTATATTCGCACACGCTTCGACAAAACGGAAGGTGAGTGATGAGCGCTGAAGAAATAGAGCTGGTCACGACCATCGGCAGGCTCGCCTTCTGGGCCTTCGTCGTCTGGTTGTTTCTCCGCTGATGTTCGGCTCACCCAGCCGCGCCGACTTGATAGAAGATGAGCGCATAAGGTTTGAGCAGTCCATGGCTGCGCGTCTGGGTGTGACTTACTCCAAGATACGGGCCTTGCGGGATGGCGAAGGGTACGCAGAAAGGCTCTATCTGACCCACGCTTGGTACTGGTGGGCTGCGGCGGTCGGGTTGATCCAGACCGCGCCAGATAGGCCGGGAAACGAACACGCCGTGGTAGATTCGCACGGGCAACCGCTCGACAGCCCACCACGTAAATAACCGACCGATGTACGTTAAAGGGCCTCTTTGGCCCTTTTCGTCGTTCTCCCATACGCACTCACTACAGACAGGATATAATAGCGTTAGGCTACTAGCCATGGCCTTAAACCCTGCCAAACGAGAATACCAACACGAACATAGGTGGCAAAATGAACTTCAGACGACGCCAGCGTCAAGATCCTGTTTTTGGTAAAGTGGAAAAGTCCTTAATTGGCGAGTTGTTTGCTGTTGTAATCAAGATCATCGGCCAGTCCGTACAGGACAAAGTTGTGCGTGCCGTTCTTCTTGGCGTAGTTGCCTCTGTCGGCAGCTATACTGCAATTGAAACGGGATCGGGATCGCCGGTCCAGGTCGAAGTCGAACAAAAGGAATTGCCGGCGATCAAGTTGGAGCCGATCCACCAGCCGGACAAAGTTGAGTTTCCGGTTGCCAAATAACAAAAAGGGCTCAATAAAGAGCCCTTTTTGTTGACTTCGATATTACACCAAGTTGCGCCTTACTGCGTTGTATCTTGTTAAACGAAGAGTTCCGTGGTTGGCCTCGTTTGGCAAAGCTCCGTTGATTACTTCAACAATCCTGCTAATTTCATTCCGGTCTGCTCGCTCGTTGCAACCGTGCTTGGAGAAGAACCACGCGGCTGACATGGCCGCTGCTTCCGGCTCCATCAGAAGGTCAGGGTTGGCAATCAGATCCATTCCGATGGCCACGCCGCACTCCTTGTACTTATCACGTCCGGTATTCTGCAGAAGGCCGCGCCCGCGAAACTTCCACCCGTCACCACTTGCTGGGCTGCCGTTTCCCATGCGGTTTGCGTAGGTGTCGTTGGCAATCGCCTCTGGCCTACGGTGGAGCGCTAGGGCCTTGGCGTTCGGCAGCTTGACCTTGGCATTAGGATCGACCGCGTAACGCCCCTTCCATGTCCTGGCCAGCCCAGCAGCGTCGTAATTAAGGTTCTCGACGACTGCAGATAGGCCGCCTGATTCAACGCCGATGTTGGCAAGAAATGCAGCAATGCGGTTTGGACGGTTGATTTCGAACTTGTCGCAGGCACTCTGGATTGCGACAAGCCATTTGTCGGCCAGGACCGGGCTTGCGCCCGTCCCCAAGATTAAGAGTTCTTTGGTGATTTGCATATGTCCGCCTTATAGTTGCTCTTCCCATCCGGTGCAATAAATTGCGCCAGAGGCTGCTTGTATGTATCCGTAAACATACGCTGACTCAAGGATGATGTCGAATTGAGCCGCGAAGGCGCCGCTGCCACCAACGGTGTAGCAAGATGCCATTGCGTTTACCCAGTGGTTGCTAGGTGCGATTGCCACCTCCAAGTTGGCAAAGTTGTACAGCGACCCTTTTATTGACTGGGCGGTCGGCGGAACGGCGGTCACGGTGGATACTGCCGACCACTTCGCCAAAGCCCCGCTTACGAGCGTTGGCGGCGCGATTGTGTTTGTGCCAACTGCCACCTTGTACTGTACGATGTTGCCCGTCTGCGTGGTGGAGAAAGGGTATTTATTGGCGGTCCCGTCAGTAAGGACAGAGCCAATTCGCGAAAATACATATCCGACTGGAACAACCGGCTCATAAACGAATCTTGCAGGGTTTGTACCGGTGAATAGAGCTGGCGCGCTCAACGTAATTTGCGTCGGCGAATCAACAGAGAGAATGAAAGACCCAGGCGCGAACGCGACGCCGCCCATCTGCATTCCGGCACGCATCAAGCTTGTGCTGGCGATTCCTGTTACTACTGGGCTGCCGGCGGTTGATGTGCAGCTTATGGACGGCATCAAGGCGGCGATTGCTGACTTGACTGTGCCATTGGTCACGGCCCAGATGCTGTACCAACTTGCTGCGGCAACCGCGCCAGAGTCAAGCCCACCTACGCCAGAGCTTGCGAGGTTGATGCTAACGGCAAGGTTGTCTATTCGCTTGCAGCTTGGACCATCACCTACTACCAAGAGCCTTGCCTTGACAGAGACAATGGCGCTCAACCCGGTGGTTGTAATTGACAGTCCTTTGTGAGATGACAAGGACAAGTTCGACAGTGCTGTCTGCGCAGCTGCAATTGCGGCTACATCGATGGCGCCTTGGTTTACTACAGAGCCGAACGCTTTGATGCAACGCATGAAGGCAATGTTGCGTGGTCTTGCGGCGCCAAATGAAACTTCTGACGAGAGAGTGAGAGGCTGCCCTGAAGTCGTCGCGCTGTTAGCGTTCCAGCCAACTATCGAAGGATAATCAGCCGCGATGACGGCATCCATGCCGATGGCATCAACCGCTGTCGCTGGGGTTGATGTGTTGACGAAATCTGACATAGTCGTATACGACGACCCCATGTCAAAACTGTGCACGGTGCCTTTCTGCTTGGAGCCAATAGCGCGACCGGCGTCAACGCCACGCCCATGGTCCCAGCCGCGAATGAACTCGCCTCTGGTATCAGGAAGCCTGAATAGCCCTGCACCCTCGCCTCCAGTGTTATAGGTGGTGCCGAGATAGCTGCTGAGGTCAGGGTAGGTGGCCGTGCTCTGGACGCTGCCGTCAAGCTCAAGGAAGCCTGTTGGCACAGTTCCTTTTGGGAAGTCAACTATTGCGCCAAGAGGCAGCGCTGCTGTTTGAGTCGCGCCAGACGCATACTGAAGAATCCACGCATCTGCTGTCAACGAATACACGACTTGGCACATGCCGCCAGTGGTGATTGAGCCAGCGGCAAGCACAGCCCCGCTTGAGTCAAGGATTGGCTTTGGTGTCAATCCGTTTGGCGAAAAGGTTGATGGGCCTGGGCTCGCTAGTTGCGCTTGGAATCGAAGTGGCATGCCATTGACAAAACTCGTAACGGCAGGCGCATAAGTAGCACCGTAAACCCCAGGAGTTGCTGATGATGTCGTATCAAGAGCGAAGTTGAAGCCGTCCTTTTGGACCTGTTGAGCTTGCGGCGCGTGAGTTGCATCAACGGCTGCGCTAACTTGCACCGGCCCAGCCGACTGTCCGTTAATCCGCCAGTGACCGCCACTTGCCGTTGAATAGACAAGAATTAGCAATCTGCCTGACACGATTTCATTTGGCTTCGCACCAAGGTTAGCGCCGCCAATAATTGGCTTGGCACCCAGCCCATTCAGGTTCAATGTCGGCGCATCGCCACAGTTGACGTTCACCAGCAGCCGTACTTCCATGCCAAGCGTCAAGGCTGGCGGGTTTGGCACCAATGTCGCAGTGTAGGCAACAGGGCCATTTGCCATCGATGCAGAAACACTTTCGCCGCTTTGGATGTCACGATATGAAGTGGTATATCGCCACGCGCCGAACGTACCTGCAACACCAGATCTTACTGCGCTACCGCCACTCACGTCGGTGAATCGTTGCAGCGTGAAGTTTCCGCCGTCGGTAGCCCATGTGATGGCCTCAATCATGCCACGACCGAATGCTGTGCCAAATGGAGGTGTTGGCGAGTTCGGCGAGGCGGTCAGGATGGATGGGGTTCTGATCTCAAATGTGCCGTTGAGGATCGTGTTGAAGTCAACGGCGACGGTGATGATCGCTGCTGATGGGCCACCGGGACCACCGGCTGGCATCGGCACGTTCTTAAGGGCCTCTGCGGCTGTAGGCTCGTATTCCCACAGCGTCGGGTTGCCGATTGGGTCTGCGACGTTGCCGTCAACCAGAGAGCGATAGATGAAAGTGTTCGCGCCAACTACGCGGAGTACCTTTGCGTTTTTGATGTACCCGCCAACCATATTGGCATACCATGGCGGAGTACATTGGGCTTGCCATGCGTTTGAGTTCTTGTAAAGAGAGCCAAACAGGTAGTTCTGGATCGGACGCTCAACAGCCTTTGCTTGCGGGTTGCCAGCCGCGAGACTGATTTCGTAGAAGCTCGTATAGCCATCAGTAAAGTTTACAAAACCGGACGGCGAACTTTGTGGAGGCTCTTTGACATCAAGCGAGCCTGCAGAAGCGGCAAATGGCTTGAGGATCAAATCTGGGATAATCATCTAATTACTCCTGAATGACAGTTATTTTACTTCCCGACGAAGACGGCATTATGCCGTATTTCGGGTCGTTGTATATTGCAATGAGTTGGGGAGACAAGTTCATTGCAGGCCCAATTCGATACTCCATCTGGAAGGCCGGAAGTGAAGCCCCCTGCGCGCACGTGCAGTCGGCCAAATAGAAATATCGCCCACCAGCCACACCCCACGGCTCGCCATTGTTAAAGATGTAGCGCAACATCTTGTTTATGAACGCAACGCTGCCGTTATTAACCAACGCGACATAGCGCAAACGAAGCGTGTTGCGTATTTCATTCAAGTCCAAAATTTCTGCATCGCCACCACCAAAGAAGTTGCCGCCGATGGTATTTGGGTCAGGAAGTGACGGGTTTGCGCCGCTGTAGATGTAGTTCTGACGTTCCTCTCCGTATGCCCAAGCAGCAGAACTTGGATAAAGACCGAATCCGCCTGATGGAACACCAAGGATGATGCACCAAATCATCAACCCGAAAGGACTTGCCGTGCGGATGTCAAATACGTTGTATTCCCAATCGACCCAATACTGAGTATTGTACTGCTCATACCAAGTGGCCTTTAGTCGCACCAACTTTTGCATCGCTGAAGCGTTATTGTGCAACCACTTCAGCGGCTGCAACAAATCGCCATTGAAAGGGGTCATGCTCATACTATGTTCACCTTGACATTACCAACGGATATGGACGCCTCTTCGTACGGCTTCATGACCTTCTCAGTAGAGTAAGCACCTGGAAGTGGAGGCGCGGCGCCAGCAAGGACCACGGCAACTGCCACATTCTTGACATAGAGGCCGGGAAGCGCTCTGGCGATGGCGCCACCAATTTCGAATGCGGACACATCAGCCCCTACGACAAGTCCCGGCTCACCAGCGGTGTTACCAGCGGCATAATTGACAACGGCATTTTGCACAGCCTCTGTCGGCGACGTAGCGCTTGATCCTTGTGAAACATCCGCGATGACGTAAGCGTCGTATTTGATTGGGGTGGTAGATTTGACACGATAAGGCATGCCGGTTGACGGATCGATGACCAGCGTTCCGTTTGGGCTATCGACTTTAACGCCCTCGCCTACCGCACCAAAGTCCCAAGGGCACGCTGACTGGTGGGCTTGGTAAAGGGCGGCAGCGACTGCGGCGGGGTCTGGATTACCGGCCACGCAAACCCACATAGCGTTTGGCAGGGTAAACGTGACGCCGTTGACCACGCCGATGGCCCCGGTATTGTTCTCAACCACGCTAACCGATGTTACGTTGGGCACGGCGGATACAAGGGCCTTGACTGCGGCGCTGCCGCCACGACCTTGAATTGCCAGTTGTTCGTTTCGGGCGTTCTTCAGCTTTACGTCAACAAGGGCTCGAAAGCCTGGGAACACTGACGTTCCAACTTCAACAAATATCGACCCCCAACCAATCGATCCATCGATAATCTTCAACTCGCCAACTGGCAACGGGATGTCGCCTGGCTGGGCTGATTTTAGCGAAACATTGATGAAACCGGCAATCGGGATGACGATGTCATCGGTGATCTGGAAGATGTCACCGGCAGGCGTTTGGACGCGTGAGTTTCGCTGAATTGATGTTTGTGAATTGCCATTGATGCGAACGCCGGTGGCAACCGTCGATTGGTCTTTGCCGCGCTCTACTCCTAAGAATGCGCAAGTTGCATCAAGGAATGTTCCGTAAGAGTAGTTCGGATTAATGACGTTAGCAAGCTCTGCGTTATTCTTCATTACGCCGGATCTGGCCAGAGTTTCTTGCTCGATTAGCGTCCCTTGGGCTGTAGCCGAGTTGACGTTCAAGTTCTGGCCGAGCGCGCTTTTCCACTCTTCGCGAACGTCTTCAAGAAGGTCCACTGTATCGGCGTTGGTGACGCCAGTATCTGTGATGTAAACGTATTTGGCTGTCATGTAAGCATTCCGCCTGAAGTTCTTGTGCCAGGAGCCGAAGAGATGTGGCCGTGTCCGATAACGCTGATGCCTGCAACTTTTGCGTCAATCGCGATAACGGCATCTTTGTTCATTGTTACTGTATCCACCACTTGGAGCTTCTTGTCAATCTTTACGTCGCCGGTGAACTCAGTCAGCGGCGTGTCAACTGTCACTTTGACAGGGGCGGTTATCTTTATGTTGTCGTGGCGAATGGAGATGCGCGTCAACGAGTCGACGGATTGGATGACCATGGCATCGGCGTCCTCTGCGTTAATCAGATAGTTTCGAAACACATCCGGAATGAACCAGCCATCTTCAAACTTCTGATGCCTGCCAGTATTCGGCTTGGCCTCTCGCAAAGTCGCTTTGAATTGCGACAAGTCCCTATCAGATGCCATTATCCAACCGATGTCGCCAGGCTTAACTGGAAAAGAGATGTGGAAGCCACCGGCGCCGAGCGAGATGACGCTGATGTCGGCAAACTCGACTCGCGGCACGGCCTGATCCTGAACGTCAACCCACATGATTAATGGACGTACAGTGGCGATGTTGTTCTTTCTATCGAACTGGATGACCTCTGCCGGGATTAGGCCGTCAGTTCGAAGGGCCTGGCCGCGAAGCATGAGGTCCATTGCGCCAAGCATCCTCTTCTTATCAGAGGATGATGACGCCGTGAGAGGGTATAGTTGTTCCATTGCAACCCCGGATAATATCGCTTGTTGCCATATTATAGCGGCGCCGGGATCGTCAAGTAAACACGTAAGTATCTACTTAGGTTTGGATGCCGCTTCATTGGCCAGAGCGTCGTTGACTCCCTTTGCCATTACAATATCAAACAACTTGAATGCCTCTTCAAGTGAGTAGTATTCTTGAAGACTACGCAAGTCCGCAACTCCATCCTGGACTAGCTGCGATATAAGCGGCTGTGCATTTTGGCTACTTACTGCCTTGAACCCTGCCAAGAATCTAGTCGGCACTTTGATTCCTTTCCATTCGCCGAGAAAGCCGAAGCTGTATTCGTTGACAAGATCGAGAAGGGCCTTTAGGACAAGTAACGGGGCAATAAAACCAATTGCATCTTTGACGAAATGGTTTATGTTCCTTGGCACAGAAAGAGAGTGCCAACTACCATCCTCTGCACGAACTTCGGTAAACGCAAGAAGTCTCTCTGGCGGTATTTCATATATGATCTCCATGACGCCAAGACCATCATAGGCAGAAAACTGCGTGGTCCTGTAATCAACTCCAAACACTGAGAACTCGCGTGTATGTCTTGGCATATCAAGCTGGCGGGCTGCCGCCTCCTTTCATGTAAAACGGATTATCCCGGCTGGATAGATCATACTCCAGTTCCATCAACACGTAAGTCCCGTTCAATCCTGGGTTCATTAGCGAGCGCAAGTATACGGCCTGAGCCAGCCTTACGCTAGGGTCGAACATCGCGTTGAATTCGCAGCCCCACTCAGTCCAACTTGGGATTCCGACGAATCGGTTGATAAATGTTACGTCATCCGGATTGACCACTTTGGATCGGTCTTTTACAATCAAAACGTTGTCATCAACAAATGCCGCGACGTCTGGTCGGTAATAGCTCTGAATGTCAGGGAGTAGTCCTGCCACCGTGAATATCGACCTTGCAGGATTCAATATCTCCACGTCATTGTATGATGTGTCGCAGATATAGGATGACCCAAATCCCATTTGCTCCGCTGCCCATTTTACATAGCCAGCAAAGGTTGTTTTAGTTGGGGCTCTGTCGGTTATGAAAGAAGTCTTGTCGATCTGCCGCGAGTAACAAGTTAATCGAACGCCGATGTTTGGTGGCGGCGATGCGGGATCTACCAAGGCAACTTGCCCGAGGAACACAACTGATGATATCTCTCCTTGAGGCTCTACATAACCAGCCTCGATTTTGACATCGATCCAGTTCTGCGACAGTTGACCAGTCTCGACTTGGCGCTTGTTCCATGCCGTGAATTGCGATAGAAGTTGTTCGCGAAGTTGCGTATTCAGGTTGGTTATTTCAATACTTGCCCTGTTCTGTATTGCAAGAGCGGCTTTGTTGATTCTGACGCGAATTTGCAACCCTTGATCCAGGACGATGTCGCCACCCGGCATTGAGAGGGTTATGCGCAACACTCTTTTGCTAAGGGCCATCAGTATTTCATCCCGTCAGCCGCGCCGTTTACGATGTCGCCAAGGTTATTTTGCAAGTGGCCCTCGATGATACGCGATGTAACTTCCGGGTCTTTCGCGGCAGCAACGTTGATGACGATTGCTCGCTCTCCGATGGTGATGCTGCGACCGCCTGGCGCGGAGTTGCCTTCAACTTCCTTGCCGTATTTATTAAGCATGTTCAGGCCACTCTGCTGCTCGCGCAAGTCGGTGAGCAGCTTGGATCGCGTCTGTTGAGGCAGCCCAACTTGCATAAGTTGCTTGTTGATGTCGAAGATGTTGTTTTCAACACCAGCCTTCATCTGCGACAGAGACCACGAAACATCACCGTGCGACGCACCGCCCTGTTGGAGTTGGTTCAAAGGAACCCCAAGGCGTCCAGCTACGTTCTGTTGAACGGAACGTAGCTGCAACTTATTGCGCGACTCGCCTTTTGAAACTTCAGTTTCGCCAAGAACTTTATCGGCATACGACAATGTTCTTGGACCCCAGTTTGCGCGATTGGTCCCGCCGTGGTACATCGTCAACGCTGTTCGGACATCGCCACCAGCCTGCTTCAAGAACTCAGAAAGGATCTGCGCGCCAGCCTTTATGTTCTGCGCGGGGTCGAACAGATCGTTGGTCCCAGTTCCCTTTTTGTTGGCGGGCATTACTTGCATCAAACCTTGCGCGCCAGCTTCGCTCTCTGCGTTTGGGTTGAACTGGCTCTCCACACGCGAAACGCGCTTCAGCAACTCAACAGGAATTCCTGACCGCTTTGACTCTCGTTCGTAAATATCGTCGTATTGAGTTTCCGGGTTATACGGGCCAACGGGGCTGACGCCGGGACGCCCAGGGACATTGACGGATGGGCTTAAACCTCCCGACCCACCCGGTAGGGCAAGCCCGCCAGCGCGACCCACCTCGCCAGCCCAAGCGGCCCATGCCTGTTTCTCGTCAACGGCGTTGGAGAAGGTAGAAACTGCGCCAGCAAACATGTTAATTGCCTGTTGCATGTTTGCGGCATTGTTGGTTGCATCCCGGTTGGTTTGGTCGAGCGTATCAACCATTGCATCCAGAGAGGCCACCAAATCCTTCTTACCAGACGTAGGTTGAGTGCCGCGAATAACCTGGCCTGTGGACACCGACTTCTCGTCAGGGTTTGGGCCTTCCTCGTTTGCCCAACTTGTGATCTTCTTCATGAAGTTCGGAAAGGCAACTAGCGGATTTGCATTCTTGGCGAAGTCGAATATGCTGGACCCCTTGACGGTGTCAATTGCTCCGCCAAGGTCCACTCCGTACTCTTCGCCCTTTTGCTGCACCTTGGTTGCTGCTTTCGGCAGAATATTAACGAACTGGTTTATTATGTCAATCAACTCGGTGAAACCGGGGATCAACTTCTGTCCGAGCGTCATTTCAAGCTCGTTCATCTTTTCGTTGAATCTGGATACTTCGGTGTTGAACTTCTTCAGGGAGTCTTCGGCTGCAGCGCGCTTGTTAATCTCAGCCTCAGTCAACTCCGTAACTTTTCCGACAGATGGACCAAGCCGCTGCAATGTCAGCGCAAAGTCTTCGCTCATGCCAATGGCCTTTGCGATGCCTTGGACTTGTTCCGGCTTCATCTTGGAGAATTTTTCTGCCAACTGAGACAGAGCGTCGTTGAACGGCGTTTTGTCCTTTCCTCGATCACCGATGTCGACTCCAAGAAGTCTGAATGTTCTCGCTTCCGTGCCCATCCGCGTCGGGTCGGCATACGCTGCTTGAAGCTTCTCTGACAGGCTTCGAATCTGCTCTTGAGCTTGAGGCCTGCTAACATTGCCGTTGGAGTTGTTGACGAACTTCCTGGCGTATTCCTCCATGCGCGTCCCGGACACACCGGTGGCCATGCCTGCCATGCGTTGCTCGCCGAACTGGGTGCGAAGGTCGATTACAGACTTGACGCCAACGCCAAGGACGGCGACTGCGGTGGCAGCCAAAGCAAATTGCCCTGTCATGGCCCTGACGCCGGCAGTGACCTTGTCAACCCCTGGAATAAGTTTGCCGATTTCGTCAGCCGCGCCGTTGGAGAATTCGGCAAACTCCTTGCCAGCGGCAACTGTCGCTTTCTTTACTCCGTCAACCTTGCCGTTGAGTTGCTCAAGACGCGTGATCGCATCCTTCATCTCAACAGTATATTGGAGGACAAACTTATCCATTTCCGACATTGGAAATTACCCTTCTTTGACGGCAGACTTCGCAACGACTTCAAACGCAGGGCCCATCAATTTCGAGCACTCAGCGATGAATGAAATTGCCATCTCGGCGCCGGCATTGGACCAGAAATGAGGTTGGTTTGCGTGCGTGTCCGGATCAATGCCATTGTGCTTGAGAACTTCTTCAAACACCAACTTGATATTCGTCCAATCTTCCAGATGGTTGTCAATCAACGCGTCAGTGGAAAGTGGAAGTTCACGGTCAGCAAAAATGACAGTTGCGTACGACAGGATTTCCATCGTGTAGGCGCGCTTTAGTTTCGGGTCGCGACTTGCCGCGAATTCCAGGAAGCGACTTTGGATATCCCAACCTTCAAGAGCGCCAAAGTGTTTCACAACGATGTACTTAACCTGGCCGGATTTGCTGATAATTTCGATCATAACAAGCTCGTTATAGTGCCTTGGACCTTATTGTAAAGGGCTTTGGCTGCTGATGTCAATTGGTCGCCGATGCTAGAAATCGATTCGGCAATAATGCTCTCTGGCTGTTGAATTCTGACTCCAAAAGTCTCTTCGTCAGCAGGGTTGGACGGGTCGTAAGTAGCTTGGACCCGGCGGCCAGCCTGCTCCCATTCAACAACCATCTCGACAGCCGACAGAGACTCTGTACTCTGAGTAATAGCAAGATCAGTCATAATCATCAAGTCGGATATTATCGCCTTTGATGTGATGCTGAAAGATGCGGTGATATCTTCAAAGTATCGCATCATACTTTCGACTGTCGATAGGTTTGCGCACATACACTTCATGCGCAACTTGGTTGGTTGGATGATCTTTCCGTTGCGAGTGTCAACATCCAGCAAGTTAATGAAATTCTTGTCAAACCGTTTATCGGCGTCATGCGTGACTGCGGTAAGAGCCAGTGGCTGATCGACCACATTAGAACTTACCAATATTTCCACTGCTATGATTTTTAAATCGGTCCAATACCTGACGCTATTTTCGTCTGCGTCGTTGGTAATGGAAAATGGATTAGTACCAAGTATGGCCTGGAATATTGAACTAGCCATGTTAGGATACCAAATCAGTGATTGTTTTTGATGCCTTGTTAAAAAGCTCCAAGGCCGTCTCTTTCGCGTCTTCGATGAGCGCCCTGCCGCGATCAACTATGCTGGCGTTGGCCGGGTTGTTGACTATGGTCTGGTTCTTGTGCTCGATAAGAATTTGCTTGAAGGAGAGTTTGATCACCGTGGAGGATATGTTCTCTGGTGTCTGCTCCATCAACTCTGCGTCAATCATCATGTCCGGGATGAGGATGCCGCGAGTGGATATTTGATACAGGTTACGCCGATCTGACGCCACCTCGTTGATCTGGGTCAGGGCCGTGGCGTCCGGGGCAATGACGTCAACCTGGAGCTTGATAGGCTTGACTGTGCGTGTATCGATGAACGTTGACCCGTCCTCAAGCAGGTGGCGTTGTGGATCGGCGCTCATGCGTATTACGGCCTTCACAACCTTCAGCCCTTTGGCGGTGTCAACGCCAAGGTTCTGATTGTGAATGCGAAATGATGCCTTGGACAGGATCGATGAAAGGATACTCTCGGCCATTACAAAAGATCCATGGCGCCCTGTGCGATGCCGGCCACAAGTTGCTTAGCGGATTGAGCGCCTTGGAACGCGCCGAACACGAAAGTATAGGTGTTGCCCTTCTTTCGTCCGTTTGTCAAGATGCTATCCACCAGGGGGCCACGCAGGATGGTGCCCTTGGACAAGATCACCCTACCGCCGTCAGGATACGTTATGACCATCGAGGTGATGTCAGGAAGCGGCAGGATGGCCGACGATCCCTTCTTGCTCTGCAGGAGAATCTTCAAGTTCATGTCATCGTCAGATCCTGGGATGACAGACACCGCGACTTCGATTGGCGCGGCTTTATCGAACGAAAAGAGGTCGCCGTCATAGAGCATTTCGAACCCTACGGCGTCAACCTCTTTTGCCATGATTGGATCGACGTCATCTGCGAATTGCTTCAGCGAGAAGCCAAACGGAAACGATTGCAGAGCCAGCACTACGATGCCGGTGCCAAACCCGCTGACGTCAATCATGGTTCGCCCTTACTTGGCCGCAGCGGTCTTTGTGGTTTTGGCTGGAGTTGCAGCCGTGGCTTCTGCCGTGGCTTCTGCCGTGGCTTCTGCCGTGGCTTCGCCTGCGGAAGGTGCACCGGCGTTGGATTCGGCTTGGGGATCGCCCGCGCCAGGTTCGCCAGCGCCCAGGCCGGTGTTCGTTTCACCCGCTCCGTCCGCTTCCAAAGGCTGGTTGGCCCAGTACTCTTGAAGGTCTTGGCCGCCGACTTCTGCAACGGTCGCGCCGACTTCTGCCAGTTCTGCGATAACAGGGTTGAAGGACGGGAGTGGTTCGTTGTAAGTCTTCGATGCATCAACTGCCGAAGAGAGTACGCCGAATGCGCTTTGAATCAGGATTGTGCCAGTCATTGTGATTTCACCGCCATAGGACCATGGAGAGTCAACACCAGCGCTTCGTAATTGAACGATTCGCCTTGGATGTCGATGTTTAGTTGCTCGATACTTGTGACATCTGGAGACGCCAATATTGCAGTTGCAAGTGACCTTCGCGCCTCATCTTGATTTGGCTGCGGCGTGAAGATGTATTCAAAGTAACCTACGCCCTCGTTTTTGCTGTAGATGTTTTCGCCTGAACGCACGAGAGTCTGTGCGCGAACATCTTGGGTGCAGGCCTCCAGATCCTTGATGATAATCAGGTTGCCGCCAAGGTCAAGAATTGGGTCGTTGTTGTCGTCCACTTTGATACTTGTAGTTGACATCACTATAACCCTGCAAGTTGGGCGTACTCGGCATACTCAGCCGATGGCAAGTAAAAAAGGTTGCAGGAGTCACCGAACAAAGTCCAGTCTGCATCCGAATCAAAAATAAAGTTGCCGAAGTTCGGCGCGAACATATACGTGTAAGGCATAAGTGGAATTCCGCCGAGGCATCGAGAGCCGAGGATGATAACTTCACCCCCTCTTGATATATCCATATACATGCGATCAACTGCCTGAAAGATGTGAATCTTCCAAAACGCGCCATCCAGGTTGAATGAGACGGCTTGATTCGGGATCGATGTCAGCGGAATTTTATACATTACTGAGTCACTTTAGACTTGGTGACTTTTTCGAACTTGAAGCGGTACTGGCGAGTTTTCAAACGGCCAGAGCCAGCGACTTGCGGCAACATCGGACCGCTCAGCAATACTCCATCGGCGCAGATAACGCGCTGGCCGGTAGGGTAAGTGAATACGATGCCGATGTTGTCTTTTGCGCTGGACTTGTTTTTGCCGTTACGGTTGGCATCCAGAAGTGCGTCAAGGTTGTTGTCGCCCTCGCTGGTAGGGATGACGTTCACCAAAACCTCGATGCCGCCTGCTTTGGACCATACCAGCATATCGCCGTTCAGGCCGCTGGAGGCGTCGGATGCTTGAAAGTCCGGCGAATCAAGCGGGTCTGCGTCATCGGCAAACTCTGTCAGAGTGAAGCCGTTAGGGAAAGTCTTGTCGGCGGTGATTTGAGCAGATAGCCCGAACGCCGAAACGTTAACTGTCATAGTTGTTACTCCTGAATGTGCCGATTATATCCGAAAAGACGTTATAAGCCAAGCGCCTATAACGTCTGTCGCCGGGTTAGATCAAGATGTCAGAGCCGCTGACGAAGCGGATGGCATCGCCTTTGGAGTAGATCAACTTGTAAGTCGCTTGCCATTCAGTCAACTGGGTGTTTTCGTTGACGTAGCTGGAGAAGTCGATATCCAACCAATAGCCGATGGTTTGAACTTGACGCCACGCATTCTTGTCGTTGGATACCTGCGTGATGTACTGTTGTTGCACGACATTGATTTCTTTGCCTGCGGAGAACGTCCCGTTGTCGCCTGCCATCGTGAGGATCGGCTGGATGACGGCCAGGATCGACGACGCGCCGGTTGGGTTGGCTGCGACAGAACCGACATTCAGGAACAGCGACATGATTCGACCGGACAGAGCCGACTTCAGCCACATTTCGTTGGCGTAAGTATTCATGTCGGTTGCGTCTTGCGAACCACCGCAGAGCACTCCACGTTGGTAGAATGCGAGTTGCTGACCGGACATCTGCGTCACGCCGATGTAGTTGCCACGGCTCTTGTCTGCGGTATCGGCAGTTGGGTCGTCGGAAATGACGATGTTGCGGTTGGCGAACTGATAGAACATGTAGTTGTTAACAGAGTTCGGTTCGTTGTAGTTCGTGGCTGCGAGGATTTCGCAAGGCGACTGCTCTGCGTAATCATTCGGCGCAGTCGGCGACAACAGCGTGATGCCAGAGCCGCTGTATCCCTTGATGAGGGCGTACAGGGTAGCCAGGTTGGTGATGATGGTCGGAATGCTGTAGAAGTATTCGTTGTTCTGCGCGTGGTTCCACGCCGAAACCTCTTTGATTTGCTCGTTGGTGAGCGCGGCAGTGGCGAATACCATTGATCCGAAGTTGTTGCTGATGCCTGCCGATTTGGCGATGGCCACTGCAGGGGTGTCTGCCGCTTGTCCGCCAACGAGTACGGTCCCGCCAGTTGCCAAACCGAGCACCTGGGACATATCCGTAGCAAGGCCGGTGGCCGTTACGGATATCGAGCCAGACCCAGGCACGCTGCCGGTAAGCACGAACTGATTGGTGTTGGTATTGAATGTTACCGTGGCAGTCGCCAATTGGGCGTTTGCCGTGGCGCGAAGGCTGGCCTGGATGGTTGACGCGACTGAAGTCAGGTCGATGGACGTGCTAACGTCAATCCCTGTGATAGGCACCACCGTGTTTCCGACGTTGACTGTCAAAGTCCCTGCCGCGAAAGCTGTGAACGACGACAGGACTTTAGCAAATGCATCGCCAACCACAATCGGCGCAATCGCTGCATCAACCCAACGAGCAATGCTGATGGTGCGTGGCGAAGTGATGTTTTTGCTGATGAAGCTGAAGTACGCCAGAGCACGCTTGTATTCTTCAGACTGCATGCCGAAGTACGCTCCGACTGCATCGGCTGTCGAGAATTCGATCACGATGCCAGGCGGCAAAATTGCGTTTTTGGTGATGAGGCGCATGATGAGTTTTCGCTCGGCGACTGTAGCGCCAGCGCCGACGCCAGATACAATCCGGATATAGCGTTTTTGGCTAATCACTTTGTGTGACTCCTTATTAAGAAACTTTACTTGTCACCGACTGCCACATAAATGACGTCTCGATGAGCGGTTTATCAAATCCTTTTGCAGAAACAGTCGATCTGGCGTTTGGAGCCCAATTACCATTCCTTATGCTCTTTACTATGTGCTTCTCAAGCTCCAGGCCGATTTGACCTAGAGCTTGATCTATCGTAATCTTTCCGCTAATCAAATCTTGTGCGATTCTTTTCTGGATTGAACTTCTGTCGGCATTAAAAGTTGACCAAGCAAGTCTCATGAACGGTCGAGCAGGGATTACAATCTGGTGGGCCTGTGTGACCTTATGCTCGCCTTGGAAACTGTTTTTGACGAACCTCGTACCTAACATCCGCGTAGATGTCGCTGCATCTGTAATATACTTTGTTCCGCCGGGATGGTCGATAGTCCCGCCGAACTCTAGGAACCGGGCGTTGGCCGCGACCGACCTGCCCTGTTGGCCGTCTACAGAAGGGTATTGCGCGGACTCAAACCAACCGGCCTCCACGCTCTTTCCTTTCATCTCCTTAAGCGCGGCGATGTGCCTTGCGATCATGGCCGAACCCTGTATCACGGGGTGGCCTGCTGGATGTCTGAGTTGACGGTGGTGATCGCGCCAACTTTAGTGTTGATTGATGTGTTGTGCGTCAGAACCAAATCAAAACTTGGGTGCGCTTCAAACTGGTGACGGTCATTTTCAAAGTACGGATTTCGAACTTCGCGAACTCTCAACAGGCTAATCTTATTCAATAAGAACCTGCCAATTGTCGATGGAAGTTTGAAGTAAAGGTTCACTTGGTTTACCAAATCTGACGCAGTCACAACTTTGGTTGCCAACGGATCTTGCCACCAAAGGGCGGTGATCTGGAACGTAGTCTCGATACGTTGAGTCACTTCCTCGATGTATTGATCAGAAAGCGGATCTTTAACCCAACTGACCATCGGCCAGCCAACGTCAGTGTGAAACAACTTTTCGAAGAATACGGTTGGGCCATCTGGAACACCCTCTTGAGTTGGCTGTCCCTTTTGAACTACTTCAATCGGCCCAAAGTCGGATGCCGCGACGGCCGTAAGAATCTCTGCGCCTAAGAACGAAATCAATTGACCGTCGAGCATTTGAAATATCCTTATGGCGTAACTGGAGGTATCACTGGAGCTATGCCGATATCAACAGCCATACAAACGGCCCATCCATCTTGCGCAAACCAAGTGCCTTGTGACTCAAGTTGGTACAGGCGACCGCCGTATATGAATTGATCGCCGGAAGTGTCGCGTTGAAGGTCGATCATATCAATCGACGCAAACACCGTTACATAGTTGCGTTGGAATTCCAAGTTGTACTGAACGTACTGTCTTCGCGGCACTCTCTGAATTGAGGCCTCAAGGTCGAAGAATGGATCAAACTTTGGAACCCACTGAAACTGATCGTTCTTCTCACGACCTGTGTTTATTCTGTAGTTTATGATTTGGGTGCCGATGACCTCAAAGGCGACCGACAGCAAGTCAATTCCTGGAATACTCACCAGAACACCCCGCCAACTTTTCGGAATGCTTCACGCTCTGGAAGGCCGCCAACAGAAAGCCCGCCCACGGATAACACACTCAGGAGCGCCCACAGCATCTGGCCATAGTCGGACCCAGCCAGCCACCATTGCCAGCCATCGCTGGCAGGAGGGGCCAGTTTGGACACGGATACTTCGCCGACCGTTGCCGACGTTGTGAATCCGCCTTTCGAAGAGCTGCCGGTTGCGCCACCGGACTTGTTCGTGCCAAGGAACAGCAAGTGAGCGGTCAGCATGTTCAGTGCAGTTGCCAGACGTTTGCCGTCCAAAGTTCTGTACGGGCTGTCCTCGGCAGAAATGAACATAGTGGCCATGTCCCAATACGCTTCAATCTGGGCGTCAGGATACTTTGCAGGATCGGCAAACGCGGGGAACTGCTCCCGAAATAAAGCGGCATTGAACACGGCCATGGTGCAACTCCTTAGATGCGGAATTCATCTTCAGTCCGCATAGTTGCGGTGGTGACTTTCAGGTTCTTTGCAATTGTGTCTTTGGTCAACGGACGGAAGCCGTCAACTTCCATGCTGGCCGCGTGCTTTTGCACTTCACGATGGTTCCCGCGAAGGTCTTTGTTCAGCTCTTTGACCAAGCCCTTTTGTTGATGCTTAATGAATACCGGGTGGTTCTTCAGGATTTCCCAGTCTTCATCGGAAATTGGGGTGACTACGCCATCGGCAGTCCAGATCGGACGGCCATCTGCTGTCTGGCCTTGCTCGCCGAATCCACTACGGAGCGATGCCAAACCGGCACCACCCTGCACGAGGATTTTGTGTTGGATGACAGGGAGGCCGCCAACATCGCGATAGATTGCGTAGTTGACGCCAGCGCTCATTGTGGAAAGTACGAAAGTTGTCATTTTGTGTAGTCCTAGTTATTAGTGCAATTAAGCCCCTACAGCCTAATTACATCGGGTGAAATAAAGGGCGGTTAATGCCCGCCCTTTATTCTATTACTTCCTGGCGTGCTTAGATAGCTGTGAAGCGTACCACAGCCCAAGGACGTTTGCAGAGGGTGCCGGCGGTGCCGTTGGTGTAGTCCTCGACATACGACTTGGCGCGTTTTTCAACGCCCAGAGTGATGAACTTGGACTGAACCAGCTGGGCGAAAGTCTCGCCGCTGTCGGACGAACCGTCAATCGACGAGTCGATGTCTTCTGCGAACAGATACAGGACATCGGACGAACCGTCTGCGCCGGACAGCTCAGGAGCCGAAACGATACGCATTTTCGGGTAGGTCTGGGTGATCCAGTCGCGAACGCTGATACCGAAGTCGGTGGTGACCGACAGGTAATCAACCTTGTTGGTCGGCAGAGCCAGAGTCAGGTCAACTTTTTCAGGGTCGATCTGGTCTTGCGATTGGGTGCGCAATTGAACGACAGCGGCACGGATGTCGCCGACGATTTTCTTGAAGTCTGCAGCAGCCCAGCCACCGGACGGAGCAGTTACAAACGCAGGCAGTTGCGGATCGTTCAGGAAGCCGAAGGTGCGGTTGCCAGCGGCAGAGTTCCAGCCGTAGAAACCAACAGCGTTACGGAAGATTTCCAGACCAACAGCTGCTTGCTGACGCTTGGTGTCGGCAGAGTTCAGACGCATGGCCGCGGAGCGACCTTCTTCCAACAGGCCGACTGCCATGCCCAATTCGGCGCGCACGATGGTGCGGCGTTCGAAGTTGGTGTTCCAGCTGGTCAGAGGGATGTTGGTGAAATCGCCGTATTCGCCGGCAACGCCCGAAGGTTCAACGATGCCCTGTACGATTTCCTGGTCTTCCCACGAACCAACGGTGTTGATGCCGATGATGTCGTCGATCTTGCGAGCGGCGGTCAGAACCTTGACGAAACCCGGCAGCCAGGTTTGCAGGAACTGGATCGGGGTCGGAATGGATGCGGTGGTGATCGGCGCGGTGAACGCAGAGTCATTTGCCGTGGTGGCACGGAACGCACCAGCCGAAGCCAGACATTGCAGTTGGTCGCGAACGGTTGCGTGGTCGAACACGACGCCGATTTTCGCAAGTGCTTTGACTGCGGAGTCGGTGACGTTGGTGAGTTCCAGCGGGCGGACACGACGGCCCGACATGCGAGAAAGTGTTTGGCTGTTCTTGCTCATGACTTATTATTCCTTACAAAGTGGTCTGGATGATAGTCAGACCGGCGACCACGGCGCCAACCGCAGAAGCAGCCAAGCTGATCGGGTTCAACACGGTGCCGCTGATGGCTTGGAAGCCAGCTGGGACTGCCGCGCCACGTGGCACTGCGATGATCGCGCCGTACGGCAGAATGAGATCATCCTGAACGTCGGTGGTTGCGGTCGTCACATAGGCGAGGGTATCGCCTGCCTTGATGTTCAAAGTGGCCTTGGTGTGGTTGAAGATTTCAACTACCAGACCGGTGACCATGTTGAGGACTTCGCCCTCGGTGCCATCCGGAACCACCAGCGACGGCGCGAGCGGACCGCCAGAGACGGTGCCTTGCAGGACGTGGTGTTTCGGGTGAGCGAAAATACCGGCGTATGCGCCAACTGCACCGCCGACTTCGAACGTCGGGACCAGCGCGGCCTGAGTGCTGCCGGATACAGGCAATTCGCCTTTGTAACCGAACACTCGACCTACGCGGTTGCCACCGTTACGCGGGCTGGAAGGGTTGGTACTCGCGTCGAAGCGACCGGTGGTGCCGCGAGTCGGGCCTTCACGGACGATTTCGCCGGGAAAACCTACGGTGAAATTGCGATTTACAACGCGTTGGAAAGTCATGATTATTGACCGCCTTTGAGGTATGCATCGATTTCAGGGCAGGCGCTTTCTGCGCCGTCGGTTACGGCTTGGGTCACTTGGGTGCCAGCGCGCTTGTTGGCGGCTTCGGTGGCGGACAGGAATGCGTCAACCGCCAGACCTTCCATGCCATCAGCACACTGCAGGCCGAGTTTCTTCACGCCATAAACACCGACTTGACGAGCGTCCATGCGGCTGTGATCGAAGGCTCCAACAACTTTAGACAGCCGGTTGTAGAGGCTAGTCTTAGTAGCAAGATCAGCGTAGAAACGGCCAACCGAAGCGTCTTCCGCTTTAGTGCCTGGTTTATTTTCCATCTCACCGCCCTCGTTATCGTTGCCTTGACTTTGGCCTTCGCCCTCGCCGTCAGTGCCGACCTGCGCACCGTTTGGATTTCCGTTTTCTTGCAGACCTTCGATGTTGTCGTTGGTCGGTTTTTGTTCGCCATCATCAGCCCCCGGTTGGCAACCTGCTGCAGCAGCCTCCAGCTTGGCCAGGGTGGCTTTAGCTTGCTCGATCAGGGCGAGGATATCGCCGCCACCTTCTTGGCCAGCCGATGGTGTCTCGCTGGTTGCAGCGCCAGTTTCGGCGTTGGCCTCTGGTGCGGGTGCGGGCTGTTGCTCGCCCTGACCGCCTTGATCGACGTTCGCTGGCTCTTGGCCGGGTTGTGGAGCGGCGCCCTCTTGATGAGCGGCTTCCGCGCCTTCTTCTGCCAGAAAGCCTTCAAGGGCTTTTGCCAGAGCAGGAACGAGCGTTTTCAGCTCTTCAACGGCACTATCACGCGCCGCCTTGTCCATAGCCTTTTTAGACTTTGGCATGTTGTTTTCCTTATCGGATGGTTTGAAGTCGAAACTGAGATGGTCAAAACATAAACCATCCAATACCCTTGCGCCAGGAACGCGACCCTCATCAACTAGTGCGATGTGGTTGCCGCGCATATTGGTTTGGACAACTTCGTAAGCTTGGCCTTGCCAAACACCGGGCTTTTCTTCGAAGTCACAAGAGTATCCCAGCGACAAATCTTTCTTGCCTTTGCCGAGTAACGCTTGCATCTCGCGAGAGAATACTTTTAAGTCACCCAACATCCACGGTTTGGCATAGTAAATGTTGGAAGTCAGAATGCCAGACACGCCATAATCCTCTGGCGCTGTGCTGTCCTTATCGTTTTGGAACCCTGAAAGCATCTCGTGATCATTGATCAGAGGTACGTTTTTGAATGACTCAATTGCCGCTGGATCGTTAACGGCCTCTTCTGGCCGGAAAACCTTGACGATGCGCATCGGATCGCCGGGAAGGCCAAGTTGACCTGCCGAGTAATCAAATATGCCGAATGACGTGATAGGGCAAGCCTTAATCAAAAGGAACCCGTTGTCATCGATTTCGCGTGCGGTTGGCATCGTACATATTCGCGCTTGGCTTAGTTGCTGGTTAGTATATTCGACTGTTACAGAAGGGGCAACTAGTTCGATTAATCGACATAATAGCAACATGCCAGTTAGTTCATTGTTATTGCTGAATATTAGTTGTGTCTGAGTTACTTTACCGGGAGGGACGTTGAATTCTGGCGGGAAGTGGTCTGCCGCGAAGTTGATGGCTTGTGTAATAGTCAAGCGGGCCGCGCTGCTTGTGGCCTTGAGTAAGCTTACTTTACCGGGATTCCCTTTATATATTCAAATTTTAAGAGGGTATAGGTTAGTTGCAATAGATAGTGGAACTTATAGGTAACGTCTATATAGTTTCGAAAAACGCAATTTCTGCCGGGAAGGCGGGAAAGTACTGTAAGAGGCCGGCGCGGCAAGGGCTCAAGACCTTACCGGGAGATTCCCGGCAGCCGGGGAAGGTGGTCTGCCGGGAAGGTAAATAACACTTTCCTTTGTTATTTGGCGCTTAGAACGATCAAACTTGCGGCGATAATTACGACGTCAACTGCTGCCCAGCGGATATTGAAGAATCCAGGTTGATCATATTTCTCTAGCAAGCCAGAGAAAAGGTGGCTGAATTGCAACTTTTTGGCGGCTGCGTACATGGGTTGGTTCTCGCTGTCAATGATGTTTGTCGGTGTCAAATGACAACTGACGGTTACGCCATCCTTGGCACTGGTATTGCTATTGCTCGTTTACCTGAAGATGGGGATTTTGCGACAGCGGCAATTTATCGCCCATCCCGGCGGACCTTGATCGCCCTTTGGGCCATCCCAAAGTCTAGGGTCATTAAGTTTGAATATCTGCCCGTCTTTTTCCACGTGCGTGTGACGCGGAACTTTACCTGCGGACGAATGCGCCCACTCGAATTCTTCACATCCATTCTGTTTCATCCTTTCGTCGCTCAACGAGCTGTATATCTTGCTCGTTTGATCCCTGACGATTAGATCGACTCGTTTTTCTGAATCAATCCCGGCCTTCTTCAAGGCCTCTTTTATTCCGTTCTGGCCTTGCTCTTCTGGATTTGGCGAAGTAAGCGAAAGCATTACTGCCGAGTAAACTTTCTCATGTACTTCATCGGCCAGACCGGTGATCAAAGTATGGTTATAATCGACAGATGCCTTGAGAGTGTTTGCGACTGCCGCGTTGTAAGTCGCGATTGGTGCTTTGACACCGGCCACACTTAGGCTGTGCAAAGTTGCCGAAGTTGCTTGGCCGTCAACTTTCTCTACATACTCAGGCGCGAGTTTAGAGGCAAACCCTTCGAATATTCGCGCCCATCTTTGCTGGAGGCTTTTGAGCGTGCTAGCGAACACATCAGAGAACATGGCGTCAGTTGCGTAAAACTGCTTTCCTTTTTCCGACTTTACCTCTGCCGTCACGACCTCTTTGTATTCCGCCAGCATCGCTTTTACCATGACGGTCAACTTGGCTCGATACCACGCTTCAATTGCCGCAGACGGGATGATCGCAGAGCCCCTTCCCACGGGCTCTGCTGCACGGCGCTCACGTTTTTTGGACGCCGTAAATGCCATCAGATATCACCCAAAGGCAATTTGCAATCGCCAGATGCTAGCCAAGATTTGAAGTCGCTTACGTGAAGCTCGCTCATCGATCCAAACCCGGTCCAGCCTGCCTTGTACGACGCGTGATAAGCTGCTTTTGCCTCTACAGGGCCTTGGAAGCCTAACATCACTTTGTGCTCGTCAAATGCCCCGTCTTGCTTGTTCTGGTTCACCACAAACACGCGCTCGGCCTCAAGATCCGGACCGATGAAGCAGTCTACCTCATCGCCATCCGCGCCAGCCGTGCCCTTGATGAATCCATAGTGGTGGGCCATCTTGATCTGCCAATCGCCGTTCTTCCCTTGACGGATAGAGCCGCGAGGATTTTCGATGACGGCAACCATGTCATGTAGCTTGATCCGTGGCAAGTCATCCGGGTTTGAGGCAGGGACGATGGCGCCTGCGCCGACGACATTCGGCTCACTTCCTGTTACGCTAGGTTTGACGCTGCGCTTGATTCCCGGCGAGTCGTGCGTTTCCAGATCGACGCCATTTTGCAACAACGAATCGGACATATCGTTGAGCTGGGCGATTAACGCTTGAAGCTCAGTGACCAAAGCCTGCTTGTTGGTTGGCGCGCTCTCTGTGACGTCCTTGTTTGGTGCCGGTGGTTGCTCCTGTGGTTTGATGGTGGTCGGCGCTTCGTGCGGAATGCCTGTGCCAGGAGCCGGGTCGAGGCCTGCGCGAACCTGTTCAGCGGCAGTTCTGTTTTCTTCTGCGCCAGCCTTCTCAAACTCGGCAAGGTTTTCTGGCGATGCACCAGGCTCCGTGTTTGCGTCGTCATCGGACAGGCGGTTGTATCCGGACGTTTCGTCATCGCGCAGAGCTTGTCGAACTTCGTCAGGAGAGACGGCACCGACATTGACGTAAATTTCGTGCGCTGCGGCCTTCTTGGCGTTGAGTTCGGCCTGAGCCTGAGTCGTGATCGAGTCAACCGGATTCCACACGATGGTAATCTGGACTTCGTGACCGAATGACTTCATAGTCAGCAAGTAGTGTCGCTCAAGCATCGGATCAAAAGTATGTTCGTGAAGCGACTCCAATTCCTCGTGATACGAAACTGTTTCAAACTCGCCGGTAGCATTGAATCCTTTCGGACTTGTACCAAGGATTTTGGTTGCCGGGGTTTTGGCAATGGCAGCGACAAGTTGGTATTGGTTCATGATCAACGAATCGAAGTCTGACAAGTTAGTGTCAAACTGCTCCATCGATTCATCTTTGCCAAGGACTTTTACGGCATGGTTGTCGCGGTATCTGGTCCAGAACAGCAACTTACGCACAAATGACTCTTCGTTGGCCATCGCCTTTTCGACGTCAACGTGAATGGCCGTGGTGCGTTTGCTCAACGCCAGCAAAGGAGCCTCGTTGGCCATGCGCTCTGCGGCATACACCCGCTCGTAGATGCGCTGGACCAGAGGGATGCCGCCAAAGATGTACGTTGGCTTGAGGATGTCTGCAGGGGCTGGTCCGCGACTGATGCACAGGTGGCTGCGGTGATACTTCTTGCCGCTGATAATCCAATATTCTGGATCGTAGAAATGCTTGTCAGCAGGGTTCTGCGTGCACTGAGACGTCATCATTGGCGTCATCCAGTACGGGTCAACTTGCGAGATGCCTTTGTACGACCCTTTGGTTACGCCATCGATGTTGAACGGCTTCTCGTAATACTTAGGGTCGTCGCTTTCGACCTCGAAAATCGCAACACGTATGCCGAAAATGTTCTTGAAGCGATTGAACTCAACCAAGTTCTCTTTGACCTTGAACTCAATATCCTGAGCCTTAATAGCGCTCAACTCTTCATCAGAGAGTTCATTGCCATCCGTCTTGATTTCCCAGCCGTTACGCACGGAGTCTTCGCCTGACTGCGAACAGGCCTTGTCTACGAGCCAGTGCTGGGCGATAAGGGCGCAGGCCTGGTATCCGATGAACCCTTGGGAGTTGTACCAGTCCTGAATGGACGGCGGGACCGTATAGGAGCTTTGCGCACCGCCATTCGCGCCCTTAATACTTGCCGGGGAGTCGGATGAGTCCATCACCGCTGTTTTCGCATCACTGTCAACATACACCGGAAACTGATCAACGGTGAGTTTGAAAGGACTTGGCTTTTCATCCTGCCAGCCGCTGGGCCTTCCGTTGGACTTACTTACTACATCCAAAGGGTCGTGGGCTGGAAGTAAAGTTTGAATTGGCTTTGCGTCTTCAACTTTGGGCTTATTTCCCCACAAGTTCCATCGGAATAGTTTCATGTTTATAGTTCGCAACAATTGGCCTGGATATATGTAGTATAGTGTTGTTGTACTTTCGAGGCAATTGGCCTTTATATAGTGTTAGTGCAACTAAGTTAATTGCCTATAACTTCTGACTGGTATACTATCTAGGTCTCAAATATGAGGATTACTTAATGAAAGAATTTCCAGACATCGTGCACATCGTCATCTCAGAAGGAAAGGTGATCGGCGTGTTTGATCTTGACTCGACCGCGAAAGAGTTTGCTAAGGGCACCGAGTACGCATCAACTACAGAGCCTTGGGTGGTATCAAAGGACGACTCCGTGGCCACCCGTTTGGAGTCGCGAGAGGCCTACAAGGAAGGCGACCGGGTAATGTTCGATGACGGCGAGGACCGTGGCTGCGGCAGGGTAGATTTCATCCGCCCGAACCTGTATCGAATTCTCGCTGATCGTCATGAGAAGCCTGTGGTTTGGATGTTGCACGAAGATATTTTAGGTATCTACTCAGAAAGTGCTTGACGCGTTTGGCACAAGGGCCTATTATCAGATCACAAACAACGCGATGGTGATGAAATGAACGTTTTCCTCGGTTATGTTTTGGCCCAAATAATCTGCTATGGCGAGTACAACTGTCACGCAGAGCCAATCTCGCAAAAGATTTACACCAGCAAATCCGACTGCGAGTGGGATCGGCAGATGGTTATGGCCTCTTACAAGCGCGTCGAGTGCATCGAAGTTAGTCGCACCGACAGCAAATTTGACTTCTGAAATCCTTGGAGGATCCAAATGAGACATCGTATAGCACTTGCTGTGGCTGTCGCGTTGCTTTCGACTGGAGCTAGTGCCGGGTTGACTGCCGCGAAAGTTTACGAGTGTTCTGAGCAGTCGGCTCCAGTCGATTTTGCCACAGGCGAGGTCGGCGAGTATGCTTCTCACGGTCGGGCAACCATCGTGGATTACGGCACCGTGTTCACAGTTGTTAAGGAGGACTTTGACCTGGCCATGATGTCTGGTGTGATTTCCAAAAAGCAAAATGAGTTCGGCGTCCGCCAAAGCACGACGAAAGAAGGCTTTATGATGGCAAAAGGCACCGGTAAATCAGCCGGTGTCTACTCCTTTCTTGGGAAGGAATCGGCCATTGTGTGGTCTTGCTTTTGAGCAGGTCAAATGCGATCTGGCTGGCTGTCGTCGTTGCTTTGGCTACAGCTCTGATATCAGGCCCGGTAAAGGTCGAACGTTACTGCGCGCCTGATGTTAAGCAGCGCCCGTCATCCATAATTGTTCCGAACCAAGGCGAGTTCGGCCTTAGAATGAAGTATTGACTTTAGGAGAAAGTAAAGAATGAAGATTTTCTTGGTGAGCATGAAGCAAATCGGCGACTACTACGTTGGCGAGCGCATGAAGTGGATCAGTCTGGAAGCCGAGAATGCCGGTGATCCTGAGTACGTCAGCCCACGGTCGGCGCACTGCAAGGTGGAAGACGACGAAAGCAACATCGCCCGATGGAGGGAGAATCGAGATAAGCGTGCTGCCCTTCTGGATCGAATCGGAGTAACCATTCCGTCGCGCTTCGATGACGACGACAACGAATACAAGCGCTCTGAGCACCTTCACTCGCCGACGTTCGCCTGCACCGGCGCGCAACTTCTGGAAATCATGGAAGTGGACGATTCGATCACCGTAAAATCAGGCGCGGCAGTTGCCACCGACAGCATCCCAGGCATGATCGAGCGGATGGAACATCTGGTTAAGCGTTTCGAGTCCATCGAATTCGCCGCGCCGATGAATGGCGAAACGATCTATAACCAGAAGTGCGACGTCCATGTACCGGGCCAAGCGCTTTCCACCTACAACGAGACTTTGCTGATGGAGGACGCATGCAGCGACGCCCTTCAAGAAGCACTCAACGTAGGCTGGCGCATCATCGCTGCATGCCCGCAACCGGATAACCGTCGCCCCGATTACATCCTTGGTCGGTTCAATCCTACGATGCATACTGCGCCAGACGGTGCAAACCGCAGGCCGTGACTCGCCGTCGTTTCATCCGCATAGGACCGCCAAAGCACAAGCAGGTTACTTGCCGAGCGAGCTGTTACCACTTCCCACATCGCATGAGCAGCGGGAAGTGCAAGTTTAATGCGGATGGAACGTACAAAGATGGACCGGTTGATGACCTTCCTGGGTTGGCCGGTGACTTTCCTTTCTAACGTACACTACCTAATCGATATTTACGCTTGAGCCTGTACGCTTGTACGTGGCCTGAAGCGTTCTCAGTGTACGTTAGATCGTACAGTTCAGAAAAGGTCGTTTCGTCGCCAATCTGAAATACGCCTTTACTTCCATTTCAGATTGGATTAATATTATCCCGTCTGAAACGAACACCCAGAAAGGCGACTGAGAATGAGCTTTAAAGACCTGGAAGAAAACATCAAAAAGGCCTTGGATGACTACAAGCTTGAGGAAGAACGAAAGGCAGCCAAGGTGGCGGAAAAGGCTGCGCGTCGTCAAGCCAAGATCAAAAGGGCTGGACGACCTCCTTTGTACCGGCCTGACAAGCCTCAAGCGTTCGTAATCAAAGTCGTCATAAATGCCAGATTCAACGTCGGCGACTCGCTAGGTGAACTGACCGAGCTGGTGTATCTGATCCCGACGATGAGCAGCCTTGAGGCTGAGCTTGAGGCGATAAAGCTGGCGAAAGATTGCGGGTTTGTTTGGCGCGGCACCGTTTCAGTATCGAAAATGTAATTGAAATAAAAGTTTACTTTCACTTCAGATGGAGCTAGGATAGGTCATCTGAATTAAACACCCAATAAGGTACTCCGGAATGAGCAACGAAGACTTCACCGACCTGAACAAAATCAAAGATCGTATCGCAAAATTGTTGCGTATGGCCGATGACGCATCCAGCCCGAATGAAGCTGCAATTGCTGCCAGCCGCGCCCGTAAGTTGATGGACAAATATCAACTGTCGCAGATCGATATCGGCACCGGGTTTGAAGAGGAATTCGCCACCGAACCAGCCTCGCGATTCTTCGCTGCCGTTCCTGAATACCTGAGCTGGTTCTGGACTGCCATCGCCACTTACAACGATTGCCAAGCGTCGTACGACTATGGATGGGTGGACTTCAAGAAGAAGGGCGCTGCTCAACAGTGGGGACGTCGTGTGATGTTCAAAGGGTACAAGTCGGACGTAGCGCTGGCCAAGCAGATGCTGAATACTCTTGAAGAGGCCGTCAACCGTCTTTGCAAAGAGTGGCTCAAAACTCAAGGGTTTGCCCGTTATCCGGTGCGTGAAGGCGGCCAATTCAAGCACGGCGCCATGGCAATCATCACCGACCGCCTTCGTGATATGACGAAAGAGCGCGACCTGTTGACGGCCTCTGAAAGTGCTACGGGAACTTCTCTGGTGGTTATCAAGTCTACCGCTGTGACCGCCCACTTCGGCGAGCCAGGCTACAAAACATCGAAGGCCCGTCAAATCACGGACGCGGCGGAACAAGCTGCCAGAAATGCCGGTTATCGCGCCGGTCGAATGGTAGAAATCACCAAATCTGTGGAGAGTGAGTGAATGATAAATAAACGCCGTTTCGTTGACACCCCGGAAGGCACCAAAAAGAAAGACAAAGAAGCCGTGCGCACTCGATGGATCTCTGCAGCGTTGATGGTCGTAGTCATATCGATTGCCGCTGCATTCGGTCGCGGTGCTGAAGCTTACAATAACGACGTTGTACCGCCTTTGCCAAGGGCGGTACAGACCCAACCAAACACCACCGGCTGGCAGCGAGTTGCCGAGCCGGTCGATTCTACTGCCGGCAACCAGTCGCCGACGCCTGTGGACAATACTGTGTATACATCCACAGAGCCTGTCTGGGAGTCGGCATCAGGAAAGGAGGCCCAAGCGCCGTTCCATACCATGACGTGGTACAAGGCAATTGGCATCGGCGCATTCGTAACACTTCTGATCCTGTGGATTAGAACCTAACTCAACCAAAGGAAGTACCATGAGCAAGATCGACGTGAGCAAACTGGATTCTGCAGTCAAGATCCATCCAGATGTAGCGGCAAACCTAGCCATGCTGAACCGCAAGCGCAATCTGGTAAACGAGCAGATGGAAGCTGCCATAAGCATGGCACTCAAAACCGGTACGGAGCAGGCGATGGCTGTTCAAGAAGAGCAGCACAAGGCTTGGACCGAGGCCTTGGCAAACCTTGGTCTGGATCCTTCTGTTGGTTGGTCGGCAGATGTCGAAAACGCGGAAAACGCGTATTTCGTAAACCACAACATCCTCCAGCAGGAAATTCAACGCGTTGATCGCGAGAACACGCCACCAGAAATCCCGGTTGAAAAGGTCGGTCCTGGCTGTCCTGATCCGCTGGCCGAAAAGTTTGCTGGCCGCGACTCTGAGCGTTAATCGCCAGCGTGAGTGAAGAAAAGCCCTCCAAGTTTAGGGCTTTTCTTTGGGGTGCGTTTCCGGTATAATCGTCTGGTCAGCGCGTTCGTGAGCGCCCGCAATGGGATTAAGCCGATAGCCTGCACATTGACGCTGGAGTCCAGCAACTTACGTTCGGGCCTGTCCAAGCCCAGCACTCTGCAATGCACCATGCCATTGGAGCCTGCGAACGTAGTCCACCCGTATAAGAGGCCGGTGGAAGCACGAGAAAAGCCCTCGACTTGGAGGGCTTTTCTATGTCCGTCAGTCGAAGAATCCGGCTGATGCGCGCTTCGGTAGAATGGCCGCCATGATGACCGAATCTGCAATGTTCGGTGACTTGATCTTGCGTTTCTCGCGCATGTCCTTTTTGGACTCAACTTTGAACTTGCCGTTGCCGTCCAAGTCCTTCCGTGGCGAGGCTAGCTCGTGCATGAGCTGTGTAAGTTGCTTTGGCGATATAGTGTCTTTGTTGATGGAGATTAGTTCATCGTGCGGGTGCGGAACGCCAAGCTCAACCGCCTCGTAAGTCTTGCGGAATCTAGTTGCAACCTCATCCCACTTCTGGGCCTTGATGTTGCAGAAGTGCTCTTTGTTGGTGATAGTTACATGTGGCAACGTCAGGAACGCGCCATCAGGATCGGTTACGCCACCACCGGCGTTGAATGGATCGTACGACAGCTTATACGGACCTTCCTGGGCGTCGTTTATCTCAGCGAACTTCGAGCCTACGTGAGCCCCGACGCCGATGGAGTCGTATGTTACAGTTGCATCTTTCGATCTGGCGTAGTTGTACACGCGCTTCGAAGAGTCAAGAATTTTATCCTCTAGGCCTTCCCACTCGTCAACCTCCATAATGACGTTGCCGTGTATGTACGTCGTTGCATTGGCATCCTCGCCGTCGTCCGCAACGTCAAACCCGACCCTTTTCGCCCCGGAAGGCTCCCAGCCAAGTTTTTTGTGCGCATCGACTGCGGACATGATGAACTTGAGGTTGATGACGGACTTGTCCCCGCCAGTCTTAGGTTCACCGCCGTATACGTGCCGCGCCTTCTCTGGGTCGCGCTTATACGCCTCGTGAATGACCTTCAACATTGTATCGGACAGGTATGGGTTTTCCTCCCAGTTGATTGGGCGCCCGATGCAGTCCTCTGGGGGGTTTACTACGAAGTTCTGATAGATGAAGTCGGTTATCTCATCCGGGTTCCAAATCAGCCAGATTTGCGAACCTTCCTTACGGATGGTTGGCTCGATCACGTCCCACTGTTCTGACGTCAGGTAGTGGGCCTCTTCAAGCCAGAGGATATCGACGCCCTCAGTCGATTTGATCTCAGACAAGTTGCGGGCGATGCCGTAAAAGATGAACTCAGAGCCGGTGACTTTGTGTCTGATGGAGTTCTTTGTTAGTGTGAACTCATCTTTAAAGCTGCTGTTCTCGATTTTGTTCTTGATCAGTGTGTAAACGGATTCGTCAATGCGATTCTGGAACTGTCGAGCGCAGAGGAATTTGAGCGTGTAGTTGGCCGCGAGATACACTGCCATCCCAGCGGCATCGTGCGATTTCGAAGATGCACGACCGCCGTACAAGGCTTTGTACCGGCTTCGTGTCCGCCAGAATGATCTAAGGGCTGGATTCAACGTATACATTAAAGACTGGTCCACACTGGATATGGACCAAGTATATAGCGTGTGCAACTATCAGAGCTAGTTGCCGTCAGGCTACTTTCTGTTTGGCTTGTAATCAGGTGGAACCGGGACTACGCAGTTGAAGTAAACGACACCACCGTTGGCCTTGACGACAATGAAAGTTCGCCCATCGTCCTTTATTCCTTGGAGTTTTGCCATGACTTCCTCTTATTCGCGGGATGTGTATAGAGATACGACCCTGGCCGCGTCGATTGGTTCGGTTTAATAGTCATTCGGCAGAGCGAAATAGTGGTTGCTTCCATTCTGAGATGGCGTTAAGATATCGTCACACCAACAGAAAGAGAGAATGAGATGGAAGCGCGATTCGTAAGCCTCATGAATACTCGCCGGTTTCAAATAACGGCAGCGCAACTCAAGCAATTGCGCCAGACTACTATGGACGTAGTAGGTGCCGAGCGCGTGTCGTTCTTTCTGTTGACTGACGCGAATGTCAATACCGGATTGGCGAAGTTCGTCAAGGACGGTTGCGTGTATCAAGCTGCGCGCCTTCTTTCTAATGGCCGTTGGTATCTCACCGGTGACTATACGTTCGCCTAAATAGTTGTAGACGGCGATTCTGCTTACAAGTAGAATCGCCAGACCTGATGAATAGTGAAAGGTTCACTGAAATGTCGTTTAAAGTAATCGAAGTAACCGAATCAACCACCTCTGAGCCACGATACGCTGCGCACATTGCCGGTCCTGGCTTCTGTCTGTTGGACGCCCATTCCTGCCGCGAGGCGAGCCGGGTTCTGAAGTTCCGTGAGAACTGCGTGTTCGATCAGAAGAACCTTCGCGACATCATCGATCAACAATCCAGAAAGGGCTACTCCGCCAAGATCATCGATAAGCCGGAGTTGTTCAAATGACGACTTGGAACCAGCTCGTGGAAGATGCGAAGGCCTCTGGTAATCGCGTGGTTGTGTCTTTGCTTGGACCTTACTTTTGCCCGGATACTGGAGGCAAGTTCAAGCGCGGCCAGCGGTTCAATGTCGATCCAAACGGCGAGTTGTGGCTGAAGAACAGCCAGTCGATCAAATGGCAGTATCAAGCGGCCATCGTCGTTGACGGCGAGAAGACCGTGCCAACTAACCTGTTCTTTATTGAGGCTTGATTAATGATCCAGATCAAGACGTTCACAAAACCTTCGGCAATTGAGTTTGCAGCTGCCTGCGATGAAGTTGCTCGACCGAAACTCAGCGATGCCAAGCGCGGCGAGACGTTCCTGCGTGATGGAGCGGTTTGCATGCGAGTCGATGTCTCGGCGTACCAAGCTATGAAGAACAGCAACGAGACGATCAAGGATGCGGTGCACGACGCGCTGAAAGATTCCATCTTTATCATAAATCTTCAGACAGGGAGAGTTTTCATCGGCAATCCAATCGATGATGTCACATGGATTAAAGTCAAGATGACTCTGGAAGGTGAAGCATGAACATCAACGAACTCGTAAGCCAGCATGAGCGCGACATCTCCAAGTACGAGAAAATTCTTGCCAAGTCCACTACGCCTGAGAAGGCCGACCGCGCCGCGCATTGCGAGAACAAGATTGACTGGCACAGCCGCGCCAAAGAGTTGTTGATGGGCGTTGCCACGGTAGCGGGCGCGTCTACCGGCGTGGTGGCGTTGGTGGGCGTCGCTGCGAGCGTCGTCGAGGCAGTGTTAGACAAGCCAGAGCCGTGCAATCACGCCATCGGTCGCGGCTGGGTCCGCCAATTCCCGGAAGCGCCGTTCACCGAGCGCCTGATTCGTGTCAACGACGCGCAGCCTGAGTCGCGCAACTGGACTGCTCTTTATCGCTTCTGCCCTGCTTGCGGATGCGAAAATGAAAAGGTCGAGGATGTCCAAGGCAGTGACCGTTTCGCCATCTATCTGGAGCGCCAAGCATGAGCCCGCTCAGACTGCTTGGCATGGTCGTGGTATTGCTGTCGTCGGCGATCATCGTTCGCGTCATCGCTCCGCATCTGTTGAACGAAAAAGACAATGTCGTCGTTGGAATCGGCATCTGCGTGCTGATTATCTGGGCGATTGTGGTGTACGCGTTCTTCACGGACCAAATGTTCAAGAAAGCCAAACCTGAAGTAGAAATTCAACCAACCGAAGAGGATTCAAAATGATCAACGTTACTATTGGCCGATTGCTCGGCTTCCTTGGTGTTCTCGCAATCGCCATCGGGCTGTTTGCGAGCGCCGAACGGGTGCCGATGGGCTACACCGGCGTCATCGTCAACATGATGGGCTCTGAAAAGGGCGTTCAAGCGGTCGAGGAAGGCACCGGCTGGAAGTTCCTTACGCCGTCCCAGGAGCTGTATAAGTTCCCGACGTTTGACCAAAACGAAAACCTCGGCATCATCACGTTCCAGGACGTGGACGGGATGGAAATCACGGCGGACATCGGCATCACGATCAAGGCCGCGCCCGGTGCCGCGCCGATGCTCTTCCAGACCTATCGCAAGTCCATGTACGAGATCATCAAGACGAATGTCCCTCAAGTCGTCAAGACCGAACTCAACAATGCGTCTTCCAAGTTGACCGCAGAAAACATCTACGGCAAGAACAAAGAAGAGTTCTTCAAGGACGTTGAAAGTCGCATACGCACCGCCTTCGGCAAGAAGGGCTTGCTGGTGACGAACATCTATATCAACGGCAAGATCGGTTTGCCACCCAAGGTCGTGGACGCGCTCAACGCCAAGATCGAATCCACCCAGAAGACCGCCCAACGTGAAAACGAAGTCGCCCAAGTCAAGGCTGAGGCCGACAAGGAGCGCGAGAAGGCTAAAGGCGAGAAGGATGCGGCAATCTCGCGTGCTCAAGGTGAGGCCGAATCCATCACCATCCGTGGCAAGGCGTTGCGCGATAACCCCGGCGTGGTCGAGCTGAACGCAATCGAAAAGTGGGACGGCAAGTTGCCTAGTACCATGCTCCCAGGCTCAGCCGTTCCGTTCGTCCCGGTCAAGTAGGCTCTATCATGGCTAGTCAAGCGCGCTATAAGGTCCATCTGTACAACTTTAACGAACACCAGAAGATTCCGGCTCATCAAGCGGCGCAATACGAGTCGCTGGGCTTGAAAGGCACGCTGTGCGGAAGGGTTGGTAAATCATCGACCTATCCGCTCGATGTCGAGTGCAAGCGGTGCAAGAAGTTGATCCAGATGGTCGCAGATGCGCGCTCGACGCCCGTGCTCAAGACTTGAATAAAAGCCCGAAAGCCTCAGAACTTTCGGGCTTTTATTTAGTCGCGAATATAGCAAATCGCTTGCTTCCTTATAGCGATAGGTAGATAATCGTCAGGCTGAATAACTAGAATGGAGAATAAAGGATGACCAGCAAGCACGAAGTCATGACCAAGGCCCGCCGTCTCAACGTCAACGACATCATCGAGGTGGAGCAGGGCTTTAAGACGGTAGAGGTAATCGTCAAGTCGGTGTTCGTTAACTTCGACGGCGCGGAGTTCGCCAAGATCGAGTTGGCCGACCTCAACACAGGGCTGCCGCTGGTTTGGACTGGAGGGCCTGAAGACGAACTCAATAAAATCGGGCGCGTACTCAAGGAAAACTGCCGTTCGTCGTCTTCTCACCATTCGAGTTTGCTTATTTGATGTTCCTCACCTATTCTTTAGATAAGCAGATCGAAACGCTGCTTATCTAACCACCCAGAATAATGGTGAACGAAATGGACAAAGTAATCGCGCAAGTAAGGAGCATGGAAACTAAGGATTTGGTAGCTTTCTACAACAAGTATCACAAGGAAGATCCGATCAAACGCTTCAAGTCCCGCCAAGTCGCTGAGGAAAAGGTCTTGGTCCTGCTTGAAGAAATCACCGGCGGTAAGACCACTCAGACACTGTCTAAGGCGGTCGCGGCAACCTGGAAAGACCCGAAGGTTGCCGAAGCCCGCTCGGCCCGTGACCACGTGATGGTTGTGTGGAACGGTCGCGGTGAAGAGTTCCGGTCGGTGCGTCAGGCGTTCGTCGCCTTGAACCTCCCGCTGAGCCAGCACATCAAGTTCCGTGGAGCGCTGAAGCTCTGGGGCAAAGCAGACTTCGAATTTGAAGATGTGATGTACAAATTCTTCATCACCGAACATCGTGACGGCCTGACCGCTCACTAACTCCAGCAAGACCAAATTCAAGCCCGGTGCGAGTCGATCCCACCGGGCTTCTTTATGTCCGAAGAAAGTGAACATAACTGTTGCCTTCCACTTTGAGTAAGCGGATAATCACCTCATCGAAACGAATCAACTGGAGAGTGTAATGATCAGGCACGCGCCGTCAGAAGAAATCGCCAACGCAACGATGTGTAAGTTGAAGGAAGGATACGTTACGCTGCTTGCGTCCGATTGCCCGGATTGCCTAGCGTTGATGGCCGCGCCAGCCAAGCTCGCAGGTCCGACGTATTTCAGCACGGCTGAGTATCTAGGCCTTGAAGACCCAGACCAGCCATTCCACGAGGTGATTTGGATCAAGTCGTACCGTCTGAGTTTGGACGGTCTGGCTCCACCGCCTTGGTATCGCGCAGAAGTGTATCACCTGCTTTGGTTCGGTCCGGATGTCGCTGGCGGTGATTGGTCCTGCGAACGCGGCGCGATTTACGACTGCATCGAAGGCTGCGACCTGAAGTGGCTCACCAGCAAAACCATCCGCATGTATCCAGGCGCCAAGTTCGCGCTTCGTGTAATCGAAGGAGAAATTTGATGAGCGACGATCCGTTGAACCTGATGCAACCAAACCCGTCAACCGCTTCCGGCGAGTGGCTTGATAAAATCGCAGCTTTGGCAGGCGTCTGCATCGCTGCTGGCGAGACGTACGAAGAGGCAAAGGCGCGCATCAGGATGTCTCTGGATGGGCTTCGTCAATGTCACTCGGTGCCTACCATTGGGATGGATCTTGCGTCTGGTCCTGACAGACAGGCAACAACCACCTTCGACATTTCTGGTGACTCGCAGGCCGTAACTGACATTGAGTACAGCCGCGAGAACGTGATGATTGTTGACCGTTCGCTTGAAGGCGCCATTTTCGCGGCCTTGCTCGATGCCAACATGGATCTCAACCATAACCCTGACGCGACCAACCGCGTGACGATCCCGTACGTCTCTGGGCTCTTTAACACCGCTACAGGCGAATGGGATGAAGTCCTAAAGCCGAAGCTGCTGGAGATTCCTTCGGATGTGAAATGGGATGGCGATGGGACTTGCCTAATTGACGGCATACTCGTATATAATCGTGACTTCGATAAATCTGGAGATGTCTGATGGACCACAAACAGCTTGAGGCGGTCGCACGTATCGCTGAGAATTTCAAGGCGCAAGTTGAACGTTCTGGTATGCCAAACGAGACTTGTCGCGACGGATCGGTCAACATGGTATTTGTTGACGTTCGCCTTCTGAAACAACTGGCTAAATTTCCTTTGGAGGAATTGAAAGATGCGAACAATCTATAAGTACCCGGTGGACATCGGCCAGAACATGCCGATCAAGATGCCAAAGGGCGCCGTTGTATTGGACGTCCAGGCGCAGGACGGACAGCCGAGTGCAGCAGTGGCGTGGGCCCTGGTTGAGACCAATAACGAAGCCGTGGACTTTCAATTTGTTACCGTCGGAACCGGCCATCAAATTCCAGAGTTCACCGGCATCAACGAACACAACTATGTCGGTACATTTCAGACGTCTGGCGGGCGGTTCGTTTGGCACGTGTTTGGCGGTGAGGTCCAGAGATGATCGATCCAAATGATGTATACATCGAAATCGACGGTGTTCGTGTTGAGTGCTGGGTAGATGATGCCGCGAAATCTGCCGCGCCTAAGCTACGCAAGTTGACTGAGATCAACGCCAAGCGCCAAGGCCGTCATGATCGGATCGTTCTCAAGTTGACGCTTGACGATAACCCGTATAAAATCAGCAGCGTAAATTGGGCCTGGTGGCGAGCTGCATGGCGCAAGGCTGATAACGAAGTCAAGTGGATGGGGATCTAATCGTGAGCACGGACATCGTAACCGCCAAGCAACTCTGGAAGATCTGTCACGCGAACTTCCGTCAGCACGGTTCGATTCCGTGCCACCTTCCATTCCTGATGAAGCAAGCTCTGACGTTGAGTCTGAAGTCGGACAAGCTCGCCAGCAAACCACGCTTCAGCGTTCTGGCGAGGCAGGACCGCAAGAGAAATCCACACGCCTATGACGGCCCGTACTATCGCTGGAACCGTCGTTGTTCGATGCGGCCTGTCATTCCTGATACGGAGAAGGATGGGCGGTTTGTGGCCGTGCCAATCCACGACGGCAGCCCAATCGTGTTGATGAGGATCGTTCCGGAAATCGCAGGCTTGAGCGAGGACGAAGCTGCGGAAGTCATCCGCCAAACCATCCAGCGCGAGTTGGATGACCGAAATCAACAGTACACCGCCGAGGTCAAAGCGCCGTTCGTCAACGTCGAAGGCGTCGATACATCATCTTGGCTCAAGCTCCACACAAAAGATAAAGGAGGCATTTGATGGCTGGCGCTCGCATCAATTTTCTGGGATTCATGAAGGACGGCGCGAAGATCATCGCACAGAATAAGACCCAGGACCAGTTCAAGATCCGTTGCGCGTGCGGAGAAGAGTTCACCCGTAACCGTGAGTACGTGCGTAGGTCGCGTGCGCCTCGGCACCAAATGCAATGCTACGAGTGTTCGTGCAAGGCCCGTGCGCGTGGAGCGGAAGCTACAGCCGCGAAACGCAACCGGTTCAAAGGACAGTTTGCTCCAGGAAAGGTGGCGTGATGGCCATTGTTCGAATAGTCGACAAATACGCAGTTGTCCTCGCTCCGTTCATAAAGAGTATGGAGTTAGAACTCAACTTGAACTCTGGCAAGGGCGACCGAGATGGATGGCTTTCCATGTCATCCGACACTTGCCTGCTCGAAATCATCTATCACTTCGGAAAGCTCCAGAAGGCCGTGAAGGATAAGGACGGAATTGGAATCCTGGAGTACGCCGCAGACGTTGCTAATCTGTCTATGATGCTCGCTGATATCTGCGGCACTTTGGAGGTTGATGGTGAGTCGTAATCGAAACAAGCGCATCCTGATGGACAACCTGAGCGGTATTCCGATGGCCGATATTGCGACGCGGGAAGGCCTCCATACCAGCCGGGTCGGTCAGATTTGCCAAGCGGTACTGCGCCAGTACGGCTGTACTCGCGACATGACCAAGGCCCAGATCGGCGCCAGGTTGACTCGCGGCTATAGTTGTGCCAGCGCCGACTCGCCGGAAGGCTTCCATTATGAACTGGCCATTGAGCACGAACGGGACTTCATGTGGCGCCGTGAAGGCTGAATGATGGCGTTTGTATTTCGCTGTGTCAGTGTTAATCCTATAGACGTCAGACTGACACAGGCTTATAATGAAGGCTTAACCCAATCCGGACAACCAACATGAAAACAGAAGACGTTAAAGGACTCATCGGCAGCCTCAAGCAAATGGATGAAGCGCTGGCCGCTCGCGACGACCAACAGCGCAAGTCCAACGGCCAGTTCGGCTCTGGAGGCGGATCAGCCAAGAAGACTGTTGCAAAGTCCAGCAGCGAAAAGCAGGCGCCTGCTCCAGTTCCGTACGGCGAGAAAGGCGGGACAGAGATGACGGCCAGGACCAAGCAAGGCATCCAGGTCAAAATCCGACAGCAGGGCAACTCAACATACGTCAACTACCAAGGTATGAACTTTGAATGGCGCCCTGGCACTGAGAACAAGCAGATCCGTGGCGATATTCGCCCGGTGGTTGAGGAGCGGATCGCCCAGGAGAAGGCAAGGAAGGCTGCAGAGTCCAAATGACCTTCGTCGGTCGTTTCACCAAACGCGTTAATACTTTGAAATAAGTGTTGACGCGTTTTCATTTCTGCTGCATAATCGGCTCATCGAAACGAAATGTTCAACTGGAGATACGACGATGAGCATGATCACCATGACCGAACAAGCCAAAGCCTCTGCCCAAGCGTTCATCAACGACCGCAACCTGAAAGTGGAAGAGTTCAGCGAGACTGTAGCGGGCCATGTCGTGACTTGCGTGCCAGTGTGCAGCTCAAACGCTTTCGAGACTACCATTGGTCACGTAAAAATGACCTGGAAGATCGACGGCAAACGTTCGACCGGTGCGGCTGTTACCAAACTCTTCAAAAGCGTAGCCACTCCCGAAGAGTTGGCCGAAATGAAGCGCGAAGAAGAGCAAGCCAAGTGGCTCAAAAAGTTTGGTTTCTGATTGAAATAAGTGTTGACGCATCTTTGAAGGTGCGTCATAATCCATACATCGAAACGCTGAACCATACGGAGCACCAAACATGAAAGGCGATATCGTAGAAATCAAAGGTGAGAAAGCGAAGATCATCGGTGAAGTCGGCGTGTTCGTTGAAGGCCGCGCCCGTCCGATTCTGGTCCAGCTTTTCGAACTCATTCCATCCGGCATCTTGGTCGTATCGCGCAACGGGTTCGCCCAAGGCACGTTCGGCAACAAGGCGCGTGCTGTTGAGATGTTCCTCCAAATTATTGAAGATGAGGCACTTTGATCATGAACAAGAATGTTGAGTTGACCCGCAACCACGTGCGCAAGTTGGAGGCGAAGATTGAAGAGCTGAAGGGCTTGATTAACGTCATGCTACCTCTCCATCAAGCGACCGGATGCGACTCGATTGTGGCCCGTGCTCAGGCCGCGCTGGGTGCTACGCCTACTGAGTTGATTACCGGGACGTCTCTGCCGAACGGTGATGCGCTTGCTAAGCAAATCTTCACGTCGATGTACGACCTGGTGAAGGCTCGCGGAACTACCGTGTACCATATCGAGGAAGGGTTGAACCTTGGCCTCACCGTTGGCGGAGTGTGGTACTCTCACGGTCTGAACTTGTCTGAGGATGAGATAAAGGCTAACATTCGTTGGTTCGTGTGCAACGACTATTTCAAAGCTATAAAGGTGCGTGATTCGCTTCTCAAATTAATTTGAGCATGAGGTGTTCTATGACTATCGAAGAAATGTTGGCGCAGTATACTCCAAAGAGACTCTGGAAACGGGAAGGCGACAACTTCATAGTTGAGGTGTCACAGCACTTCCGCAACGTCTCGGCTACTCAAGCGGCTTTCGCCGAGCATGGCCTGCGCAGCGATGACGGTGGCTGGCGCTGGTGCGTGTATGCGTACATCTTCCCAAAGCACCGCCTGTTTGCTGAGTTCAACGACTCCGACAGCTTCAGCCAGGATGTCTGCCAAGATCTACACTTCCATCACGGGCCTAGCTACCTGCGCCGGCATCGCAACGAGAAAGGTGAGGTGACTTGCTACCAGGTCGGCTCCGACTACAACCACCTGTACGATGAGCGTTTCACGCGGGCCGAGACGGCTGCCGACGCCTGTCAAGTGTTCGAAGACGCCCAGGCGCTATTCTCTGGGTTGGTGCCGCCAGAAATAAATATTCAATCAGATGTGAAATAAATGTTGCCGTGGTTGTTCGTTTGATTCATAATCAACTCATCGAAACGAACAACCAATAGGAAGTACGAAAATGATCACTCTTAACCACGTACCAAAGACCGGCGAAATCATCGAAGGCTTCACCGTTACCGGGATCGAAGGCAAGCGCGTTCGTGGCGTCGAAATGGACCTGGCCAAGGACGCTCCTGAGATGATGAAGGCCATCCTGGATAACGACGCTCTGCCGTTGGATCAGCAAAACCCGCACGTTTGGCGCCCTGGCTGCTTCTTTGCTAAGATCGGTCGTGTATCCAAGAAGTCCGCAAAATAAATCGTAAATAGATGAAGAAAGATGTTGACGCCCAGAACGAACAGAGTATAATGGGCGTCAAGAGAGAAGAAACACCTAACCCCAGAAAGCCTAGAACGGAGCGACAACCATGACCACTTCCAACATCGTAACCCTCGAAAACATCAACGAAGTAACTACCAAAGAACTGGTAGCCTTCTACAACGCCCACAACGTTGATGCCCCGGTCGCCAAGTTCGCTGACCGCAAGACCGCCGAGCGCCGTGTGAAGGCCCTGCTGGAGTCGCTGGCGATCATCGCCACTCAAGGGGGTGACGTAGAAGACGCAACTGCCATCGTCGAGCCTAAAGAGCCTGCTGCCAAGGTCCACAAGACCCGTAAGCCTCGCGAAGTCGTAGCGCAGTTCGTCTCACCGAACGCCGACATTCCTGAAGAGAAGATCACCGAAGCGCAAGCGTTGGAAGAGTTGCGCCTGATGCGCGAAGCCAGCGCTGCCAAGTCCACCGCCAAGTCGTCGAAGACCGGTCTGAGCCTGTCCGCTGCCATCGCTGCATCCTGGGTTGATCCGGAAGTTGCTGCAAAGCGCATGACCCGCAACGGCGTGACCGTAACCGTGAACGGCAAGTCTGCAGAGTTCAAGTCGGTCCGTACCGCCTTCGCCGAGCTGAAGCTGCCTGATGCCAAGCACATCCGCTTCCGTATGCTGGTGAAGAAAGAAGGCCGTGCCATCTTCGAACACAACGGCCAGTCGTACCTCTTCGTTCTCGACGCGGCTCCTGCCGAGTAAGTTCAACTAACGGAGCGTGCTTAGTTAGGCGCTCCAACTGAGGTGAGTTATGCCTAAGTTCCTGAAGTTCGTGCTGTTAGTTGCGCCGATAGTTGCAGTAGCGGTGTTGGCCTTAGTTGTGACGTTGTTGATCCTTGCTGACCTGCTTGATACGGCGAGGATGGTGTGATGGACTGGATAATAGCGTTTGGTATCATCTACTTGATATGCGGCGCCTTGCTTTTCATGCTTGACTAAGTACCGAGCAACAAAAAGGCCGATCCATCTGAGTTAGCATGAACCGGCCTTCGCAACGCTTCCTTTCTGGGTTCTCTCGTAACATCGCAGGAGGGTTCGTTCCCCTCCTGCCCTTATCCTTTCCCAACTCGCTACCCAATCGCCCAACCTTGCTATCGATCCCGATGTTATTAGTGGGTTGTTGGTGGTGCCGAGTGCGTAATCTCCGCCGGTTCCGCGCTTTCAGGCGTTGGCAACCCCTCCTTGGCGTAGAAATCATCCAGCGTGCGCCCAGGTTTGCTCTGGCCAGATTCGTCGATGATGACGATCTTGGTGATGACGTTCAGCTCTTTCATCGCAGACAGCCGCGCCGACTCCTTGGCGTATGGGTCACGCACCAAACTGATAAGTTCATGCACGGCAACTTTCGGGTTCCAAAGATCCTGGATTTTGATTGCTTCCAGTTTGCGCGGGAACTCTCGGCGATAATATGGGTTGTTCTCCAAAGCATAGATGCGAGCCTGCATCAAGTTGTCGCCAACGTACGCCTCGCCAAAGAGGATGCGAAAGACTCGACCGCTTGGATGGCCTTGAACGCGCATGTCCATGTAGCGCTCATATATGCTGAGGTTGTTGAGGGCGAATTGCTCTGACGCAAAGTCGCGTGGAGTGGCTAGCAGTTCCTTGTCTTCGAATTCGTTGCTCATGGTTGTAGTGTCTCGTTAGATGTTTGGTGGCAGCCGGTGTTGCTGCTTGCTCGATGGCGCGAGTATAGCCGAGTTGATGAGGTGGCGTCTATTGGGCGATTGGATGCGACGTGGGCGCTTGTATGGGTTGGATCACGATTGGGTGTCAGGTGGTGTTTGTGTGGCTTAGGCGATGGTTTGAGGATCTTGTGCTGGCGCTGTTTGTTGGTCGTGATTGCCGCGCCGGTTTGGTGTTCGGTGTCGTCTGAGTGGACGATGGAGGTGTTTGTGACGACTTACCGGGAGAACTTACCGGGACTGATGGCCGCAGAATCGGCGCGGAGTGTGGCGGGCCGCAGGTTTGGCGGGAGGCATCGAAACCTTTTCGTCAGCGAAAATTCCTGTGTGGCTGGCGGGAGGGTGATTGGTGGTTAGTGTTAGAGCGAGTCGGGCCGCAGGTTGGGAATGTCTGACTACTCTACTTTACCGGAAGAAATATATTAATTGTCATTTAGAATATAGGTAATCTGTACTTAGCACACAATTAGTTAGTACGCTAAATATATCGTCTTTCCCTAGGGCCTTGCGTGAATTTAAGTTCGTCCCGCACTTCCCGGTAAGGTGATGTCTATATCCCACATCGGCGCGGCCTTGACTACCTTCCCGTTGAGAAATGCGCCAGCGGCTTTCCCGCCTGCCGGTAAGGTCGAAAACGCCGTTTCGCGGCCGAAATGCCACCATCGATGTTCGTTCAATGTCCGACCAACCTCAGACCTCAAGCCATTCCGATTCAACCACTCCACTCCACCAACAACCAATGGACAAAAGAAAGCCGCCCAAGAAGCAAGCGGCCACAACCAAACACCATAAACCACCGTTATTCGATCACTATCAGAGCCCTCTGGCCAACCGCACGCCGTCATCGAACGCAACTGCAGACTCTTCTCCGCGTCGAATTCGCTTCTCAAACCGAACATGACGCTTACCGAACCAGCCGGTTATGTGCACAGTCGCCTCTTTATGGTCCAGAGACTTGCCATTGAAATAACCGGCAATGGACGACTTATCAGGTTTGAACAGAGGGCGATTCATCTTGAGCCTCACCAGCGGCCCAAGATCCAAATAACCACCGCGATGCACAACCGTCGTTACTTCAAGCTTCACCAACATCGTGACCAACTTCTTTAGTGTTACTTTTGCCGGTATTACAACTTGCTCTCTCATAACTTCGCCCAAGTGCCTTTATCCAACGCTTAATCCGCTTAGTTGTCATAATCAGACCTTCAACCCCATCGAATCCTTTACGCGGCCAACAAGCAACTCCCAGCTCGCTTCGGTGAACGCAACGCCCATATTATCGGCAACAACCTTTGCCAGGCCCAATGTCCGCTCGACAACAACCCTTTCCTTCCATTCGCAGCCGGGACACTTGCAACCGTGGGAGTGGCCGCAATGGTAATCACGCGCACGGTTAAAGGCGTGCTCAGCCTGACGTCGGTGATATTCTTCACTCATGCGCGAGCGCATACCGTTGATCCGGTCGTGATGCCTGCTGTCGCAAAGAGAATCATCCACCACAAACGTTGGCTTGAAGCCTGCTCCAAACTTGCCAATGTTCGGGTCGGTCAGGCCTGAGAAACTACGAGGCTCAGATGCGAGTCGGTCATTTATCGCTCTGAGATCATCAAGCATCTCGGCGTGCGACTTTGTTCTGATCGGGAGGTCTTCAGCAACGCTCGCGCCGTAGTTGATAGGTTCATCAAAGTCCTTGATGTTGAAAGGGCAAGTGACCCAATTAATATCAGGCTTCATCGATACACGCACAATAGTTCGTGGAACCTTTACTTCAGGCATCGGCGTGTTCGAATTACAGCGCGGCAATCCATCGTGATCAATTACCGGCGCGTCGTTAGCCGACTTGGACATGCTCTTTGCGTAGGTACCGATGATTGATTCAGCCGCTGCCGCCCAGCGACCAAGCCAGGATTTGCCGCCACGTTGGGCGCGTAGTCCAGTCAACGTCCGCATAGGCGGTCGTGAGGCTTCCAGCTGTTTGATGGCTTCTTGCCGGTTGTGGCAATAAAAGCAGATTGACTTGTAAGAGGTCACTTTGTAGTCTGGGTTGCGCGTTTGGAATTCCTTGATGTCTTCATGCTTATTACGGTTGCAACTATGACAGTCAAAGTTGATAATCATTTGAGGTGTCTCCGCGACTTATTCCGGTGCTTATCACCCTTGCTGCGACGGGTTGGGTGGTATGGGTCGCTGGACGCCGCTTGATTGGCATGCTTTTCGACCAAGTAGTCATCGAGTGACCGAAAAGCCTCTGCCGGGACCGGGACGAATTCAACCTCAAAGCCTACTGATATAATACGCTTCTCCACAACTACGCTCCCACCGGCCTGGCGATGGCACGGATAAGCTCCATCGAAGCCACCGTAACACTACGTCGGCCCGACTCAGCCCAACGGTCGGACTCGTGGATAGGTTGCCAGTCAGCGTGCGTTGCTGGTGGCAGGACTCTTCGGCGCAGACGCTCGCCGTCAGACAGGTTCAGGTCTTCGATTTCGTGCGACAGACGGATTAACTCGTTGGCCGCCGCCTTGACCATAGCGATCAACTTGATTTGGTGCTCTTTCAAGGCCTCGCCATTCGCGTTCGGCGTGAAATTGCCCTTCATCGCCTCCAGAAGTTCGATGGCCGTGGTTCGACTGATTTCGACGTTGCGCCCGGTTTCGCCAGACATGTGCAGCGCGTGCTTGAGTATCGCTTCGTGATCTTTCATGCAGGAATCCCTAGATAGGCTTCAGCGCCCATGATGACAAGGCCGACGACGATGGAGGTGACGTTCCAGGCCACGAGCAACCCGGTCAACCCGCCAAACGCCACGACGAACGCCCGCTTGAACGTCCACTCTTTAGGCGCAGAACGAACACCAGCGCCGAAGTCGCCAAGATCCAACTCTTCGCCAATATTTGCAGGGTCAGGCGGGTTGATGTACGAGCCGGTTGGGCCGCGCCAAACGCCGTGTTGATCGACTGCGCAGATGACCCATCGGTCTTTGTTGCCGTAGACCGTCCCAGTCATCTTGACGTCGTAATACTTCAGTGTTGATTTCATGTCGTCGGTACTCCAAAGGTAAGTACGCGTAGAGTATGCTGAAATCGCGTGGCAGGCAAGCCCATCCGCATAATGAGTTGCGCGGCTGCAAGCGCGATGACTTCCACGTCGCCAATCGAACCAAACGGAATGAAGACGCGTTCTTTGATAGTGTTGACTCGTTCGAACGCAGGTGCCAGGATAAGTTCGCAGACCAGATACTGTCCCGCCCAGCGATCCGGCTTGGGCTCGATGAACCATTCCACCTTGTCGCCGTCTTTAACGAAGTAAGTCATCAGATCACCGCCTGCACATATTCAAGTTCGTCAACGATGCCTTCCAGCTCCGCTCCAATGTCGCTGCCTTCCGTCTCACGGGACAACTCGCGAAGACGGGCGATGCACTTGTTGAACTTGCGGTTGATGGACTGTGACTGGTTGTACTTATCGTCACGTTCTTGGCACGCCCTGCACTTGTCTGAGTCCATCGGCGCCTTATTGCCACAGCGGCAGTTCGGCTGGCAGGCGGTTCGTTGTTGGCGCGCACGACGGTCTGCGTTGTGCAGGTGGCAAAGCTTGGCCCATACCGCGCCACCATTTGATTGGGATGCGAAGTTGTTGCAGCCGTCGCGCGAGCACTTACGGTGAGGCTTGTTGATTACTGGCGGTTCTGGCATCATTGCGGTAATCACTCCACCTCTCCAACCAACGCCACGTGCATCGACTTCTGGCTGATGATCCGTACGCTGGAGCAGGCCTTTTGGATGACGCTCTCCAGCTGTTGCTTGGCCTCGCGGGTCGCTTGCTCGCGTAGGTTCATGAAGGTGTTTGACGCATCCCAATTGCCTACCGTCACTTCAACGACCAAACGGACGCGGATGGTGGCGGTGAGGTTTTCCGGGTTTGGGCTTACTTTAGTTGTGATAGTCATTTCTTTTTCTTCCAGTAGAATGATACGCTGCCAAACAGCAGGTCAACGTTGGTTGTGGTTGCGCCAACAGACACGCCCAATTTGAACTTCCAGCCGCCACCGAAGCGAGCGCCTGACGCGTTGAGCGGAGCGCACAGAACCTTCTCGCCCTTTGGCTGGTTATGCGGCGCCCATCCGTATCCTTGCCATGGCCAGCGATTGGCGGATATTTCCAAACGACCGATTACCAAGCGGTTCTGAACGCCGCTCATGAAGCCGACCGTCCAAAGCTCGCCGACGCGCTTATAAGGACCGAACGCCACGCACTCACCAGACCGCTTGAACTTGAAATACTCGATCAACTTCTTCACTAACTTTCACTCCATACACTATAGAATTTCTCGCCACGGATTACACCGAGCAGTTCGGACATACGGATCTTGCCGTCAACCTGGACGTTGGAGGAATAGCCACTGTGGCCGAATCCAACCATGTACGTTACGTTGTCGGCTTCCAGCACTACGCACAATTCATCGTTGATGGAGCACGGGACGGACAGTTCAGCAGGCTTGAAGTCAAACACGGCGCATGTCATCATCGCTGGTGGTTGGGCATTTGAATTGCTTGACTTCTGCATTAGACATCGTCATTCTCCGACGTAGGTTTCGTTTCAGATGCGCCAAGTATCTACCAACTAATCTGATAAGGCAAACTTTATTTCAGACAAAAGAAAGGCCGCCCGAAGGCGGCCTGTTTGAACATTATCGCTTAGAATCCGCCTCCACCTTGGCCGGCCTTGCGGATGATCGCAATCTCAGCGTCCAACTCCGCGACCGACATTTCGTGGTTCGGGTCGTCGTAGGTCATGATATGGCGCAGTACGTTCTGCATGTTGTGTTGCGATACATCCTCGCCAAGATTCTCGTAGTCGAAGATGTAGCCACGGTTCCCGGATTGCCACGTTTCAAAGCCCATAGCCTTAAGGCGCGGCGATAGTGCCTTGGAGTACGGAGTGTTACGTGTCATCTCCATGAACCGCTCGTTGATCTGGGCAGACGTCACGAACAGACCTTGCTTCGAAGCGTTCTGCCCCATCGCACGGAAGTCCAACGACAGCATCACGTTGCGCAGGTTGATATCGAGGTTGTCATCCTTCGCGATGCCGCGCCCTTTATCCATCTCCTTGGTGGAGAACTCACCGACCTTCCGATTGGTATCAGCGATCAACTCGGCATATCCACGCTCGCCATGCTCAGACATCCATAGGCGGGCTTCTGCCATAGCCTGCCACAAGTCCTCCTTGAAGTTGCTGAAATCCACCTTCTGGCCTTTCGTCCAGGTCGGCTGGCCCTTATCATCTGGGGCCTGGAAACAGAAGACCGGATAGAACCGGCGGTTGCCCGTATCGTCCCGCTGTAGGCCGTCGTATGAGTTGCCGTCCATGATGGTGATCCATTGGCGATCTTTGATGATCGAGTCTTCAAACTTGAAGTCAAGGTCATCTTCGGTCTTCGTTACAAAGTCCTTGATCCGGTCCATGTCGCCTTTCTTGAATCCCGTCATCTCACCGACCACTGCCACCAGACTTTTACCGGTGATGGCGCGCAGAAAGGTGTTGTACGACTTGGCGCCAAGATCCAGCTTCACCGGGCCAATCGAGTGGTCGCCAGTCAACAGACGGCACAACAACACCGAGAAATACGACTTACCGACGTCTTGCGATCCGATCAACGACAGCACCACCGGCGCTTGTGATCCTGGGTTGGTGACGCGGTTGTAAAGACTCAGCCAGAAGTATTTGCTGAACAGTCGGTTCATCGGCGTGTCGGTCGGCTTGAACAGATCGATCAACAACGAGTCAAGGCGCGGTTTGCCATCCCACTCAGGCATCGACGCCTCAAAGAATTCAGCCAGCGAATCCCGTTGGTGGTCCAACGCCCATGAACGCAAAGAGTCAGACACTTCCTTGTCCGAAGGGTTCTCCATCCCGGCCTTGTCGAGCGCCATCACAAGGTCGCGGGTTCGCAGCGTACGGGCGCTGAATACTTGCCCTTCGTGATCGACTAGCCGCGCCCTGAACGTGTCGTAGTGGGGGAACGGCACCTTGCCGCTGCCGAAGTCGAATAGCGCATCATATACCGCGTGACGGTTCATCAACGAATCGGTCTTGGCCCGCATGCCGATGTTTTCTGGATCGTTCTGGTTGGCGCGCTTGTAGTGAACGAACTTGATAGCTTCCATAGAGGCTAGCATCTTGGCACGCTTCACCAAGTTGGCTTCGATGTAGCACTCAGCCCGGTTCAACTCAACTTGGTTGGCGCGGTGGTCCATGTTCAATACAGCGGTTTTAGCAGCGGCAGTTGCCTCTTGCAGCAACTTATTTTCTTCAGCCGGTACATCTTCGATTTCGTTGATGTTAAAGAAATCTGTGCCATCATTAACTGGTTGGCCTTCCGGTTCTTCATGGTCTATCATGAAGTTCGCTCCTGCATGAGCGAATACACGGTCAACGACTTATAGGTCATATCGACTCTCAACGGTTCGCGTGGTGAATTACGCGGGAGAATTACCCGAATGAAACGGGGAAGGGTCTATTCTCCCCCAAAGGAACTAATCCGGCAAATTGATGTCGCTGTTACTCAGCCGCGTTTAGCAACGGCTCCATAACTGAGCGAAAGGCGTGGATAGCTTCGAAGTCGGGCTGTCCACTCCAGCGCACAGACTTGATTTCCGGGAACGCCTGGCACAGACTATGGACAGCCAGAAGGCTGAGCGTCGGGTCGCAGGTGACGATCATGGTATGGCGGTCGCTTTCCATTTCGTTACTGGCCTTGATGATGTCGTAGAAAAACGACTCTTCCAATCGGTCATTGACAATCAGGTCAGTCGAGCAGATTGCAGACTTGAATTCGCCCATGTCCATGCTGTTGTTCTGGGTGCTGGTGCCGAACAGCAGTGTGATCTTCATTTCTTGAATCCTTATATGCAAGTTGATCGATAGTAAACGTTTTGGGTCAGCCTAGCAAGCGTTTAAAGTTGACTTTCAGGTTGTACTCAGCCGCGAAAGTCAACGCCTTATCGAACAGGCGACTTTCAAGCGGAGTCAGACGCGCCACCTCTCCCATCGTCTCGACCTTGACATAGTGACCGTCCGGAACGATCTTTGGCTTTCGGTAGACGGTCACTTCGTGTTCATTCCACGAGAATACCACGCTGGCATTTCGCATGCGGCGCTCAAAGAACACGACAGAGGTGTGAGCAGGGATCTCACCATACATGAATGCATACCGTGCACGAAGATTCTGGATCACATCCTGCTTATCGAATCCGTACGCCTCGTACATATCCATATTTCCACTTCGGTCGTTCATGTACCCTTGGAAGCGAATCCATCTCATACTGGGTCCAACCCTGCTGCTTTACGGTTGATGGATTCAAGGCGGTTGGCGATTTCGGTGATTACGATTTCGTCAACAAAAACTGCCCAGGTTCGTTTGGCCTTCCGGCAGCCATCGTGCCCGCACCCAAACACAAACTCGTGCTCGGCGCCGGGGATAGGTCCACGGAAGTACGCGCCACTTGGATCGCCGTTAGAGTGCTCTTCACCCCACGGGCATTTAATCCGATACTTACCTGACATGTTCAACTCGACCGCGCCATTAGAGCCTTCGCCCATGCTTGCCTTCCCAAGGATATGCGCGGCAAACTGCAACCACACATAGTCGTACTTGTATTCCTCAACGTCGATTTGAACTAGTTGGCGCTGTGGAACGACGATGTTAAACTTGAACGCACTTGCAATCTGCTCTGGCGAATAACGCCGCGAATAGTCGGCATGTCGTAGTTGTACTTCATACGGCTTTCCACCCACCGGATACTTTAACTGCATGTCCGGTCCGTGCTTCTTGTTGTTGATGCCGATTGGCATTCGCCCGTATCGACTGATGTCCTTGATCGTGTTATCGCCGCCCTTCTGGAGGACTGCCGCGACGAAACAATTCAGCAACGACTTGAAGTGTATTAACGATTCGACTGGTTCGTCGAAAAAATACCATAGTTGGTAGTTGCCAGGTGAAGTTTCGACTGTGACAGTTGGCGGTAGAATAGCCTCGAAATACTCAATGCCAAGTCCGCCCTTAGAGCCTTTTCCGTATCCAATGTCGTCCACCATAAGCGCAAGCCCATGACCAAAGGACGATTCTCCACGCCAGTAACGTAGTTGGCCGGTGCGCGGGTTTGGCGTTTTAATCGATGACGAGATACAGGCATAACAGTTCGCTCTGTCGTTGATGTACTTGCCGTTATTCCACGGCACAGGCCACCATGTTGAGTTGATCTTTTTGCCGGTTGCATCGGTCTGTACCGTGGCTTCCTCGGCATACCCTGCCATCACCCGTTCTTCTTCAGGGATGGTGTGCTTGAGCTCTCTCAGGAACTCTTCGCAGGCCGCTAGTCGGTCTTGACGGCTCATTGCGGAAACCTTGCGCTGTGAGGATCTGGCTCATTCGGCATAGGGTTCGATTTGAAGAACTCTACCTTTCGCTCCAGATCCTTGATCTCAGCCAAGACCTCAGTCAGCCAACGTCTCGATCCACCGGCTGGTGCACCGTACGCAAACAGACAGCTAACGCAAGACATGCCCGGCTGAGTCGCGTCGCGGATGAACTCTTTGGTTCCGATGGCGTTGACGATCTCACTGATCAAGTCTCTGGCAACGCTGCTGTTCATCAACTTCCATTCGATAGTAAGTTGATGGTGACGGCGCAAAGTCGCGGCCAGCACGCCAATCTCGCAACCCGGTGCCGCGCCCATATTCCGTACGTCATTCAGAATGCGACGGCCTTGATTCTTTTCCCACTTTGGGGCTTCGATTAAGTAGCTCATGATTAATAACCAGCGACGGTACGGGCGTTGACCTTGGCATTGAGCTCAGCAACATCCTCTAACAGGCTGTTTAGCCAGAAGCGAGCACGCCCTGCCATAGCACCCTGGGCAAAGGCCATCTCCACAACCTTCTGGCCCTCGGTGCCATGTGGCGGGATCTTGATGCGCTTGATGTTCGACAAAACGGAAGCGTCCGCTACGTCGCTGGCAATCCCCATATCCAACATGTTGAGCTTGTCGGTCAACGCGTCACGCAGATAGATAAAAGCTTGAAGGGCTTCTGACTCGCGACCTTCTGGCGCACCGGCCTTGCGCAGAATGACGATAAGGCGACGGCCAGCGTTTACATAAACAGGCGCGGCACCGTCGTTCTCTGCAACTTTCGACATCGACATATACATAGTCGAGTCTGGCGCATTATCCTGCACCCGCTTCTTATAGCGGTCGGCGGTCTTGAACATTGCGTCTTCAAGCGACCGGCACGGCATGGAACGAAACTCGCTAATGACTCCGATCAACTCCAGACAGACGTGGTGAAGGCTTTCGATCTTCTGTTGCATTACTTGCACGTGATCCATCTTATGACCCTTTAGGCTTGTGGTTGTTCGAGCAGCTATTCTGATCCGCTTTGATATATAAGGCAAGCGAATAATTTATGGTTTGCTTTATTTCCAGAGTTGCGCCTATAATAATTGCTCAATAATGTAACGGCAAATCCTTCTTCAAATAGGACAGTAGTGCATGAGCAAGTATCTGTACCGTGGACAAGTCATTCACGTGGATGGCCGTCGCGTTGACGTGTTATTAAAGGAAGGCGTAAAGCACTGGATTGACAACGACAGAGTCAGATGGCGGAAAGAAGATGGAACAAGAAGCCGTACGGATATCAACGTTAGATGGCCGCGCCTGATCCTTACTTCTATACACACTGTCGCCGGAAAACTCCCGAATAACGACCGCCCAGCCACCCATGAAGGACGCGTAGCGGTGTCCGCTATTGGCGGGCCTGGCAAGGCTACTCCGCTTCGTGAAACTAAGGCGTATTGGATCGATCCGATGGGGAATAAGTATGGCAAAGTTGATGGCTGGTCCGTTCCAAACGACGGCACTCGACTAAGACTGTCAACTTTGCAAGTAATAGTCAAAAAGAATAGAGTCAAACAACCAACTAAGCGCTAACGAGGCCGCTATGAACCAACCAATCCAGCACGACTATGAATATTACACCAAGGAGTATTTGACAGAACGGTTCGCGTTCAATATCAACGATCAACAAGTTGCGGCAGTCAACAAGGCCGTCCATTGGTATAAGGGCTGGCAGGATCGAAAGCACCGGCGCCAAATCTTCTCTCTGGCGGGCTACGCCGGTACTGGCAAGACGACCATTGCCAGGATCATCGCCGAGCTTTGCTGTGGTATGGATTGGACCATGTTTATTGCGCCGACCGGTAAGGCCGCAAGTCGTCTGCGCCAGAAAGGTTGTCCCGGCGCGAAGACCTTGCACCAGTTCGTTTATAACGTCCGTGGCGAGAACGAAGACGGCGAGCCAATTTTTGTTGCCAAAGGTGCGCTTGATGAAAGGCCGCGCCTTGTCTGTCTCGATGAGTCATCGATGGTCGGCACGTACGACCGCGACAAGATCCTTGGTCACAACACCCCTCTGCTGGCCCTTGGCGACCCAGGCCAGATCCCTCCTGTCAAGGCCGTGGCGTGGTTTTCGCTCGCCACGGCGGATGTCGTACTGGACCAGATCGAACGTAACGCCGGCAACATCGTCCGCGCATCAATGTTCGTTCGTGGTGGCAAACGCCTGCCTCCAAAGATTTACGATGACGTGACCGTGAAGGACGGAACGATTGGTGACGAAGAGTTGGCGACGTTCCTTGGCGAAGACGCCGTGGTCCTGTGCTCCTATAACACCACCCGCCACCGGTACAACCAACGCGCCCGTAAGATCCTGGGATACTCTGGTCCGTTCCCTTGTGTTGGCGAGAAGGTGGTCTGCACCTTTAACCAGCACGGCTACGGGATCATGAACGGCGAGCAGGCAATCATCCTCAGTTACGAGGCCATCCCAGAGGATTCGATTGATAAAGATGAGCCTGACGGCATGCTGCTAGTTAATATCAAATCATTAACTGACGGCAAAGAGCGTATGGCGAAGTTCAATCCTGCGTCTTTCTCTGAGTATGAAGATATCCGCGATGACGCAGCAAAACAAGTTGGCGGCTTTGACTTTGGAAGTTGCCTGACGATCCATAAATCACAGGGCTCTGAATGGCCGCGAGTGCTTATTCTTGAAGAGATACTGCGCGGCGTCCCATATCACCAGCTCATGTATACCGGCATCACGCGGGCCATCGACTACTTGGCGATACGCCGATACGCGTAATGTACGTGTTGTGTACTAAATAATTTGTGGTTAGTTCGGAACTTTATTTATTTCGAACTAACCACAAATTAATAGTTGCCTTAGTTATTCCTCTTAGGCATACTTCTTTCACAGGGCGAGACGCCCAAACTTAATAAACCTTACGGAGATACATCATGGAAACCACCAACACCGAACTGTCCAAAGAGCAAAAGGCAGAGCTGAAAGCCAAAGAGCAAGCACAAAAGCAACAAGAGCGCGAATCCAAAGCCGCTGAAAAGGCTGCCGAGCGCGAAGCCAAAAACCTGCTGAAAGCAGAAGAACGCGCCAAGAAGAACGAAGAAAAGGCGGCTGAACGCGAAGCAAAGAAAGGCGAGAAGGCCAAAGAGCGCGAAAGCAAGAACGCCGAAAAAGAATCCGAACGCGCCGCCAAAGCCGAAGAAAAGGCTAAAGAGCGCGAAGCTGCCAAGCTGCTGAAAGCAGAGCAAGGCGCCGCCGACAAAGAAGCCAAAGCCGCTGAGCGTCTGCGCGAAAAAGAAGATCGCAAAACCCAACGCGAAGCTGAGCGTCTGGCCAACATCGAAGCGCGCAAAACCGAAGTGCTCGCCAACAAGCAAGCGCGCAAAGACGAAGCTGCGGCCCGCGCCAAAGCCATCGCCGACCGCAAGGCCGAAACCAAAGCCAACGGTGGCCGTCGCCCACGCGCAACCCACTTCGTGTTCACCGGCGCCGGTCTGTCGAGCCCGCAAGCGCTGTCGATTCGCGGCAAGGTGTTCCAGCACATCAAGGACAACGTTGAAGTCGGTGGCACCGTCGAAATCGAAGCGTTCGGCAAAGAAGTAGCCGCGCTGCTGTACGGCACCCCGGTTCGCAGCTACCTGGCCAAACTGGAAGAAATGGGCCACCTGGACTTCGTAACCGTTGAACCGGAAGCGCCAGAAACCCCGGATGCTCCAGAAGGCAATGATCTGGAAGGCAACGAAGGCGAAGGCGAAGAAGGCGAAGGCCAAGAAGGCGCCGAGCAAGGCAAATAACCAGCCTGAGTTGTGCGAAAAGCCCCTTTAGTTAGGGGCTTTTCTTTGGGCGCAATAAATGTACATCAACTGTCACAAACAACTGCAGGTATCCTATTATGAGCCAAAATATTGTCATCGTCGGCGCAGGACTCGCTGGGCTTCTCGCCGCGTGCCACTTCAAGGATTCGGTCATCATCGACCGCATGCCAGCGCCGACAGAAAACCACACCGCGCTGCTTCGGTTCCGCTCGACCGCCGTGTCTGAGTTGACCGGCATCCCATTCAAAAAGGTGCGAGTGCAGAAGGCCGTATATAGTGGCGACCGGGTGATGTCCTATGCATCAATCCGTGACCAGAACCTCTACAGTCTGAAAGTCTCTGGTGGCGTCTCGGCGCGTTCGATTGCAAACCTGGACCCATGCGAGCGTTGGGTTGCGCCGGATGACTTCTACCAGCATCTTGTGTCGAAACACAAAGACCGTATCAGCTGGGGCGTGGAAATTGGCGAGGCAGTCGGAAATGAAAGCACTATCGTCTCGACTGCGCCGATGTCGGTCAACCTCGCGGCTACCGGAATGGAATCGACTTTTGCCGTCCCATTTAAATTCGACAAGTCTGCCATCCAAGTTAGTCGTTACAAGTTGGCCGCGCCTTCTGACGTGTACCAAACAGTTTACTTCCCAGATCCGGACTTGAATATTTTCCGGGCTTCCATCACCGGCGACAATTTGATTATCGAAGCTCTGTGCGACGGTAATGGCGCGAACTCTTCCGATTTGAATCTGGATGACTTGAACGTTGCGTTGTATTCGTTCGGTCTGGAAATGAAAGATTTGGATATCGCTTCCTTCTCCTTCAACATCCAGAACTTCGGCAAGATGGTCGACATGCCAAAGGCCGACCGCGAAGCAATCATGTTCGAGCTTACGCACGCACACAACTTGTTTTCCCTCGGGCGCTTCGCTACGTGGCGCAACATCTTGCTGGATGACGTAGTGTCCGACATCAAGACCATCGACCGCCTGATCAGCGCATCGGCGTATTCGCGGCGACTCATCGCGCTGAAATAATTTCAATTTACATTGAAATAGTGCTTGACGGCATTTTTGCTAGGCGTAGAATCACCTCATTGAAACGCAAACCTAACCGCTCTGGAGAATGACAGAATGAAAACTATCGCGAACTTCCCGGCCTTTGAAGTTGTTGACCTTGAACTGCCGGTTATTGACATGAGCCGCGAGATGCTTGAAGGTGGCTTCCGGTTTTGCGTCTCCAAAGAGACTCTGCATCACGGCAATCTGTATCCTGAAGTGGCGCCATCCTGCGTCGCCTACTACGCCGAGAAGTACAACGAAGACCCGGCGCCGCGAATCGCCAAAGCCAAATCGCTTGGTGAAGAGTTGTACTGGGTGAATAACTGTGGCGCGTCAATCGTATCGCACGACCGCCCTCAATACACCCTCTACCTCCTTAAGCCTGGCCAGATCGTCACCATGAACGGCCAGCGCCTTGGCTTCTATATGGTCCGTGAAGGCTACTACGGCCTTGTTGAAATCTAACCAAACCGGGCCTTCGGGCCCAACCGGGCCTTCGGGCCCAACCTCCTTGGAGAACTACTATGGCACGCGCAACCGTCGCTGAAGTCGAAGCGCTTCGCAACAAGGTGGAGCGTCTGGAAACCAATCTGGACCTCGAAACTGGCCGCGCCGACCGTGCGGTCAAGGCCCTTCGTGGCTTGTACCAAAACGCCGAGCTTCCCGGCTTGGACGAAGGCCAGCCTGACGATGTCGAGCTGGAGAACGAAATTTGCGCGATTCTGGGATACCAATAATGCCTATTGCTATCCTTGCCGTATTGACCCGCAGCATAGTCGTGCCAACTACTGGCGAGCCTGCATACATCACTCAGGAAACTGAAGTGGTTCGCTTCAACGACTCAATCAACGCCTTCGAAGCGTTTGGCATCGCTGAGCGTCTTTATCCGCTTGCGCTGTCGTACGAAATCTACCGTCCACGAACCGACGCCGATAGCGTCCAGCGAGTCTGAAATGACAGTTAAGTCTGTAACCGCGTGGCGTTGCACCGATATGAGCGTCCATCCGACGCTGATGATCGCAGAGGCGCACGAAAAGCAGTTGGCGAAAGAAGCGCTGAACGAAATGGTCACCGAGTGGCTTGACTCAGGGTTGATGCTTTCGCAAGCCGACGCTGATGAGGTCGTCAAACACATAGCGCAGAAATTCGATTTCATCGAAAAGGTCAAGTAACATGAAAATCAAGCTCATCAGCCACACTCCAAACGCCTTGGAACTTCTCCTTGGCACCAAGTCCGCCCGTATGCGCGGCCAAGACCCGGCCACTATGACCGAGGATGAAAAGCGCGACCATTGGGCGTATATGCTCGATACGATCAAATCGCCTTTCGAGTTTGTTGATTACATCTTCGAAATCGAAGGCGTGAGCAAGAACTTCACCCACCAACTCGTTCGAACCCGTACCGGCGCCTATCAACAGGAAACCAGCCGCGCTCTGGAAATCGACGTAATGGCCGCGACCGTGATGCCGGAAGCGTTCCAGAAGACGGACGATCCAGACGGCGAACCTAGCGAACTCGCAATGCGCTGGTATGACGCGATGGCCGACGCCGACGCGCACTATAAGGGCCTTCTCGCGGCGGGTGCCGATCTTCAAGACGCTCGTGCCGTTTGCCCTTCGAACATGGCGACCAAGATCCAAGCGAAATTCAACCTTCGTACGCTTAGCGATATGGCCAAGAACCGCCTTTGCGCCCGTACCCAAGGCGAGTACCAGGATGCCTATCGGTTGATTCGCGAGCTGGTGTTAGAACAGCACCCGTGGACCGATTCGCTATTGCAGGTCGCCTGCGTATCCACCGGCCAATGCGCGTTCCCTCGTTGGGGCGGGAAGGTGGTGACAGAAACTCCTGTTGATCCATCCATGTCAAAAGGCATCTGGAGCCCTCCTAAATACCAATGTCCGTTCTATCGCAGCTGGATGGATCTTTCCAAAGAGCGCGAAGAACTTCGTAAAGTATTCTGGTCTTCTGGCAAGGCCGAAGCAAACCCAATCGCTCACAACGGGAAGTCGATGTAATGCATGAATATAAAGGTGTTGCCATTTTCGACCTGGACGGCTGCGTGTTCGATGATGGGTGGCGTCGCGACCGTCTTCCAAAGAAAGGCACGAAGGACCAGAACGCATACAGCCACTACCACAGCGGTCTGATGGATGATGACGTTATCGGCCTGTCGCGTGATCTCATCTTCTGGTATGCCGATAACGGCTATCAAATCATTTTCAGCACCTCGCGCCCAACCTCAGTCGGGCAAATGTCCTGCGAGAAAATCAAAGAGGTCTTCAACCGGAAGCACAAGGCTGAGATCCATTTCCAAATCATGACCCGTCCGGATGGCGACTCAATCGCGACTGTGGATTTGAAGCGTAAGTACGCCTTGCAAATCCTCGAAGGCGCGGCGATTCAAGGCGTGCCAGTGGCGGCCGCGTACGACGACCGCCAAGACATCGTGGCCATGTACGGTGAGTTGGGTATTGCCGCGAGCGTGCTTGACTTGAACGGGTTGCAACCAAAACTGACCGTTGAGCTGCCGCATGGCGTGGTCTGCGCCGTGGCGGATGGCCCTGTTCAAATGATGTCTCCAGACGTGGCTGCCGTTCCGTCTCTTCGACGCCCCGAGCGCGATGCAGGCGACATCATGCTGGAGATGGGTGCTACGTTCAAAGAGCGGAATGCCATCTATAAAGACAATGCTGAGTTGGTCGGCCAGATCATGGCGCTGATGTTCCCTAATGGCGTCAGCCTGACGACTCCTGCTGACTTTCACATGTGGCATCTTTTCGAGCTGAAGATTGTAAAGTTGACTCGCTTTGTAAAGAGCGGTTTGACTCACGAAGACTCCATCCACGATGACGCGATTTACTCCGCTATGTGCGAGCGTCTGGTTGGTTCCCATTCCATTAAAGTTAATTGAGGTTCGCATGCGCATTCTTGTAACTGGTTCGTCTCACGGCCTTGGTTTGGCCATCTTCACCGCTCTGTCCAGCATGGGTCACGACGTCATCGGCTACGACCTCGCAAACGGCGAAGATGTCGTGTATCCAGACAGTTGGGTCAGCGAGCTTGAAACGCTTGACGGCCTGATCAACTGTGCTGGTATCAACCACAACGAGTGGTTCGCCGACATCCACCACGACAGCCTCGACCGCCTGATGCAGGTCAACGCTTTCTCGATGGTTTATATGACGCAGCACGTTCTGCCTCAACTCACCGCCTCCAAAGGCTTCGTGATCAACATCGTGTCGAACGCGGCCCATATGCCGATGACCTCCAGCCTGGCTTACAACGCGTCGAAGGCCGCCGCGTTGATGATTACCAAGCAGATGTCTCACGAGCTTTCGAAGTCTCACGGTTTGACAGTCTTTTCCATCTCGCCGAACAAGTTGGAAGGCACCGAGATGTCGAAGCAGATAGAAGCAAACGTAATCGCCACTCGCGGCTGGACGGCGGAATATGCGAAAGAGTATCAAAGCAAGTCGCTTGTCCACGGCCTCGAAACGCCGCCAGAGCAGATTGGCCAGTTCATCTCCAACATCCTGCAAACCGGCGCCTGGAAGTACATGGGCGGAACTGACATTCCATTCGGCAAGTAAGTTGTTGCCTGCCGATTAAAGTTAGTCAATAATACTAGTTCAACTTCAGGAAGTTATATATGCAAACTGTACGCCGATTCCAAATCGAACAAATCGCTCTGGTAGTTGCCGACACCCCGGCAGCCAAGGCACTTCTGTCCAAGTTGGGCTTGAATGACTGGGTTGTTGATACTGTCGTTGCCAAAGGCGAAGTGTTCGGCGACACCGATGAAAACACCGCCAACCTGCACTTCAATTACCAAGCCGGTAACGGTGGCGACCACCACGCCGACAAGCCTCTGGAGCTGGAGGTGTTGGAATACACCAAAGGCCCCAACTGGATGGAGTTGAACGAATCCGCCCGTAACTCTGTCAGCCACCTCGGCATGCACGTTACAGCGGCAGAGTTGCAAGAATACCGCCTGTTCTTCCATGAGCAAGAAATTGCAGTAGCCCAGGAAGTTGTCACCCAGTCCCACACCAACGCGCACATCGCCGATTCGCGCCGCTACAACTATGTAATTTTCGATACCCGTGACCTAATCGGCGTCGATCTGAAGTTCATCGTCCGTCTGAACGTTGACGGCACTCCGCTGTAACAAAAGCAAGTCAACGAAGCGCTCTATATGGGCGCTTTTTAATGACCAAAGAAAGGTGCCAATATGGCCGTCTTTATTCCTCCCCGTAAAAAATTCTTGGTGCACGATACCGAGACGACAGGACTTACCGTCCATCCAGAGGCCAGTATTGGTCTGCAGCCGCGAGTCATCGAATTTGCCGGCATAATTACGGATGGGGTCGAAGTTCTGGACCAGTTCGAATTCATGTGCAACCCCGGAATTGCGCTTGAAGAAATTATTACAAAGATCACCGGACTCACAAACGCCGATTTGGATGATAAGCCATTCTTTATGGACTTCATCGATGAACTGGAAAAGTTCTGGGGCGTTGCTGACGTGGCCGTCGCGCATAACTTGTCATTCGATAAGTCTTTGTTGATGTACGAGTTCCGTCGTGCCGGACAGGAACTTGGCAACTATCCATCCATTCCGTGCTGCACCGTCGAACAGACCATGCACCAGTTCGGTCGCCGAATGAAGTTGCAGGACTTGTACGAGATGTATTGCGGTCCTTACGTTCAGAAACACCGGGCGATGGACGACATCACGTTACTTCACGAACTTTGTGGCAAGTTGGGGGTTTACGATGCATTCAATTAATCCAGAGGCATTCCCGCAACTTCGCGTTCGCACCGGGTTTACCTATCGCGACGTTTATGGCCGTATGCCTGAAGTATTCGAACGGCTGGTTGAAGTCGGCGCCAAGTCTGCGGCCATCGTCGATTCCGGAACTTGGGGCCACGTCAAGTTTGAACGGGAAGCGGCAAAACACGGCATCCAGCCGATCTTTGGCATGGAAGTCCCGATCATCACGATTGACGAGGAAGGCGAGAAATCCAAGTTCACGCCAAAGGCCTGGATCTTGGCCAAAGACCTTCGTTCATTCTACACCACAACGTCTTTCTGCATTCAGAACAAGGGCTTGATGCCGTCCGAACTTCGACGGGCCAAAGGCATTATACGCTTCTCAGGTGGTGCTCTGGGCGCGTTGCCTGATGAGGCGTTCGATTATATCGATATCAACCCATCGTCGCTGCTACTGGCCGCCGAGGGTGTTAAGCGCCATCGCGAGACGGGCAAGCCGCTGGTATTAACCGGCTACAACGATATGCCGTCAGAAAAACACAAGAACTTCGCCTATGCGTGGGAAGTGCGTGACTCTCAAGGCATCCGTACGATTGAAACATACGATGTCATGTACGATACTCTACGTCACGTAATGACCGACGAAGAAATCCAAGGCGCAATCGCCAATGCCTATCTCATCGAGACAGAGTTGGCCGGAATCAAGCTCAACAAAGCCCCTCTCATCAAGATGGAAGGCGACCTGATCGCGCTTGCTCGCGTCGGCCAGAAGAGCCGTCTTGACCGTGGCCACATCGCCGAGTGGACCGATGCCTATGAGGAACGGTTTGTAGAGGAAATCGCCCAAATCCAAGCCAAAGAGTTTGACAGCTACTTTCTGGTGGTTGCCGACTTGGTGGCGTACGCGAAGACCAAGATGCTGGTAGGTCCGGCTCGTGGCTCTGCGGCTGGTTCCTTGGTCTGTTACGTGCTCGGCATCACAGAAGTGGACCCGATGCCGTTCGACCTTCTGTTTCAGCGTTTTATCGACATCAGCCGCGCCGACCTCCCGGATATCGATATTGACTTCAACGATACAAAGCGCCATCTGGTGTTCGAATACATGCAGGAGAAGTACGGCCTGGCGCACGTATCGAAGATGGGAAACATCAACACGTTGAAGGCCGCGTCGGTTATGGCGCAGGTCGGCAAAAAGTTCTTGATCCCTCAAAACGAAACGTTCTCTGTAAAGAACGCGTTGATTGAATATTCATCCGGTGACGCCCGTTACGGCAAGGGCCTTCAAGACACCTTTGAAGGAACAAATCCTGGCCAGAACTTCCGCGAGAAGTACCCTGCTGCCGCGACCTGTATGGGTGACCTTGAGATCCACCCTAGCCACACCGGCGTGCACGCAGCGGCCATCCTGGTGTGTAACGAGCCTATCACCGACTTCTGCACCGTCAACGCAGAGGGCGTGGCGCAGATCGATAAGCCGGATTCGGAATACTTGAACCTGCTGAAGATCGACGCCTTGGGTCTTCGTACGCTTGGCATTATTGAGGATTCCGGCGTCGTGACCGCCGAAGAACTCTATGCCTTGAAGTTCGATGACGCAGCCGTATTCGAAATCATCAACAGCGACAAAGTAAGTGGCATTTTCCAGTTCGAAGGCGATGCCGTTCGGTCGGTTGCGCGCTCCGTAAACGTGGACAGCTTCTCCAAGATCGACAACTTGACGGCGCTGGCCCGCCCCGGTCCTCTGGCGTCTGGTATGGCCCAGAAGTACATCGCCCGTGCTCGTGGTGACGAGGATGTCACGTACGACGTGCCGCAGCTTGAGAAGTACCTCAAGGATACTTACGGCGTATTCCTTTACCAAGAACAGATCATGTCCGTGGTAAAGGAAATCGGTCTGTTTGACTGGGTCAAGACGTCTGCCGTTCGTAAGGCTATGTCTGGCCGTAAGGGTGAAGAATACTTCAACGTGATGGGCGCCGACTTTGTTGCGGGCGCCACCTCTCAAGGCGTGCCGAAGGACCAGGCTGAGAAGATCTGGAACGAAATGGTAACGTTCGGTTCTTGGGGCTTCAACAAGTCTCACTCCGTGTCGTACGCTGTCGTAACCTACTGGACCTGCTGGCTCAAGCACTACCACAAGTTGGAGTTCGCGGCAGCGTGCATGCGTACGGCCAAGGATGATGAGCAGACCATCGCAATCCTTCGTGAGCTAAACAAAGAGGGTGTGGCATACACGGCAATCGACCCTGAGCACTCTGGGTTGAACTGGCAAGCCGTGAACGGTCGGTTGGTCGGCGGGATCATGAACGCCAAAGGCTTCGGTCCGGTCAAGGCCCTCAAGTACATCACCCTTCGCGAGTCCCGTGGCGAGTCGGAAAAGGCCGAGAAGGCTTTCCAAACTGCCGCAGCAGGTCTGGAAAAGGCCGAGAAGAAGTTTGCCGACCTGGCAGAAGCCCACACCAAATGGGGTCACTTCTACGAAAACCCACGGTTGATCGGTGTGACTTCTGGCAATCCGATTCTTGGCATGGCAGAAGTCAAAGACGGTGACGATGGACTTGTTATCTGCAAGCTTACCAAGAAGGTTCTGGCCGACGAAAACGAAGCCATCCGCGTCAAGAAGCGTGGCGGGAAGACCAAGAAAGGTCCGACCCAGTTCGTTGACCTGATGATGGTTGACGACAGTTGCGACTCGCCTATGCGGTTCCGTATCCGTCCGGACAAGTTCGTGACTATGGGCAAGCCGATTGCGGAAGGTGCCGCGAATGGCTCGTGGTTCTTGGTGAAAGGTTGGAAGCTGCGCGACATCGGCATGTTCATCGTCAAGAACATCAAACAACTTGACCTGACAGAGGAAGTTTCCCAAGAACGAATCAATAAAGTGCTTGAGGAGGAAGCTGCAGCCAAGGCCGAAGTCAAAGAGCAAGCTGCAGAAGAGGTGCACGCCAATAACGTCGATAAATTCCAGAACGCTCAAGGATAATAAATGGCCAAGTTCAAAGAACAACTTGCCTACGACTCTTTCAAGGGTGGGTGCGCAGGCAAGTTGAAGTTGGAGCGCATCGAGAATCAATTGGGCCAGGGCATGCCGGATGTACTCGGAACCAACCGAAGTGGCGCGGTATTCTGGTTGGAGTTGAAGGCTTTATTGGAGTGGCCAAAGCGCGCTACTACCTGCCCGCTCAACGGCAAGTTTGAAAAGGGACAACTTGCGTTTATGGCCGCGCATCGAACTGGGTGGAACGGTCACGCATTTGTTCTGCTGAGAGTTGGCGCGATATACTACTTGCTCAAGCCGTTCACGGACTTAGAGAAGTACACCAAAGAGCAACTCATGAACACCTCCATAGCCAGCCCGCTGGTTGCCATCGGCAAAGATCCGATCATCGAATACTTGAGTACGCTATAATGAAAACTAAGGCTATGGCCCACCAAGAAGTTGGCTTGCAGCGAGTAGATGGAAAACGTAACTTTGCCTTTCTTATGGAACAGGGCACCGGCAAGACATGGCTGACTTTGGCTGACGCCGAGCGATGCTATACGGCCAAAAAGATCGAAGCTCTGGTTGTCATCGCACCGAACGGCGTGCACTCCAACTGGGTACGGCGCGAGATTCCAACTCACTTGGAAGTTGAATCGCTTTGCTTCTACTGGCGTGGCACCCCGAACACCAAGAAGGCCAAGGCCGATATCGAGCGCATGTATCGGACCCACTACGAGGATGGCAAGGCGCCTCTGCGGGTCTTCTCGATCAATATCGAGGCCCTTAACTCCCCGAACGGCTATGAGGCCCTCAAGCGCTTCCTGCTTGCGTTTAAGTGCATGGCCGTCGTGGATGAATCGACGCGGATCAAGAACCCGGATGCCAAGCGCTCAAAGAAGGTTTGCGAACTTGGGTTGTTGGCAACGGCACGTCGCATCTTGTCCGGCACGCCTATTACCAAAGCGCCAACCGACCTGTTCATGCAATACAACTTCCTCAAGCCTGGCCTTTTGGGGACAAAGTCATTCCGGGCTTTCAACGCGCAATACTCTGTTCTTTTGGACGCCGGTTCGCCGCAGATGATTGCGATCATGCGGAAGTTGGGCGGCAAGGTCAAGGGCATCCCGCAAGTAGTTGCCAAGGATGACCAAGGCATTCCGATGTTCAAGAACTTGGATCAACTTGCGGAGTTGATTGCGCCTCACTCTTACCGGGTAACTAAGGAGGAATGCCTTGACTTGCCTCCAAAGGTCTATAAGGTCGTTAACTTTGAACTTTCGCCTAACCAGCGCAAAATCTATGACCAGATCAAAGAGGATTATAGTTACGTCCTCGATAACGACGGCTCGCTTGAGGACGTCTCTTTTGAGGCGATTGCCGCCAGAACGAAGCTCAAGCAAGTAACATCAGGCTTCATCAACATCTACGGCGAGCCCGTCCTGCTCGCTCCTGAAGACAACCCTCGAATGTCCCTATTCAAGTCAACGGTCGATACGATACTTGAGCGGGACTCATCAACGCAGATCATCGTCTGGGCCATCTATGAGCAGGAACTTCTGCACATCAAAGAGCACCTTGACTCCATCGGCGTGACTTCGGCCTTGTACTATGGCAAGACAAAGGCTGGCGAGGTTCGCGAAAGCATCATTGACGATTTCCAAGCTGGGCGCATTCAAGTCTTCATCGGACACGCAGCAGCGGCTGGCATCGGCATCACCCTTACGGCTGCCACAACGGCCATCTACTATACCTGTGGCGACGACAACGAGCACCGTATGCAGTCCGAAGACCGGAACCACCGGATTGGCACCGTCGATACGGTCACTTATTACGACCTTCTCGCTGAAGACACACTGGACGAAAGCATCCACCGATCCAACATGATGAAGTCTGCAGTTGCCGCGACCGTAATTGACGGGAAATAAAGACTTGCCGTAGTCTTCGGACTACGGCATAATCACCTCACAAGCAAGTATAGAGTGAGAATAATGAACGTCAACAAAGTATACATTCCGCATGTAGTTAAGCGACTTGACCGTCAAACAAGTAAGCTGAAGCCCGCTCTGGACTTCAGCTCTGCAGCTCGATACGGACAACTAACAGAAGTCATTGACGATTGGGATGACATCCTGTTAGTTGATAAAGTAACTGCCAACGCAAATCTTGCTTTGGCCAACTTCACCGAAGATGACTATTTGTTGGCGGTCGGTGATCCAACCGTAATTGCAATTTGCGCCGGTATCCTGTTCAAGCGCTTCTCTCACGTGAAGATGCTTAAATGGGACCGTCGCCTTGGCGATTACTTATTGTTGAAGGTGGGAGTATGACCGGTAAAGTTGTAATTGGCGCCGATGGCAATTTGGTCATTCAAGCAAAAAACGTCGAAGTGATCGGTGACGTGCATGTTGATGGCGAGGCCGTATTGCAAGTGGCTTCCGGCGACGTAACCGGGCACCTCGGTGAGCAACCTATTGACTTCTGGGAAGGCCTTGAGGACATCGCAGAGCAGGCGGCTGGCACCACCCTGGAGCGGATTACAGCCCTTGCAAAGAAAGCCGTTACGCTGGCCGCTGAGATCACTACGCAGGAAGTCGCGCTGGCAGAACTCCAGGAAGAGTACAAAAAGATCACCCGAAACTTACTTCCTGAAGTGATGGCCGAGTTGGGCCTGGCCGAAATGAAGATGGACGACGGCAAAACCGTTTCCATTATCGATAAGGTCAACGCATCTATCAGCGAAGTCAACCGGCCAGCGGCATTTACATGGCTTGAAGAGCACTCTTACGACGGCATCATCAAGACCAAAGTTCTGGCCGAGTTCGGCAAGGGCGAGATGGAAGATGCCAAGAAGGCCCAGAAGGCGCTGCATGACGGCGGGTTTATGGCATCTTTGGATCGCTCTGTCCATCCGATGACTTTGACGTCGTTCGTTAAAGAGCGTTTGACCGCCGGTGAAGTATTGCCTGAATCGTTCAGCGTGTATGAATTCAAAGAGGCGAAGATTGTTGCGCCGAAAGAATCGAAAAAGAAGAAAAGTAGTTGCCTCAAGTAATACCAAAGTTTAATATAACCCACAGTTGAATAACAACTGAACTTAGACAGAGAGAATAGAACATGGCTAGCAAAGAAACCGCAGCGAACATCGAAGAGTCCAAAGAAGTTGCAGTAGCCGCAACTAACACCGGCGTATCGACCGAAGTTGATATGGGCTTCATGGACATCAACGACTTCGGCGGCACTGGCTTCGAAGGCGCTGATCAAGACTCCTTTGCCATTCCGTTTCTGCAATTGCTGCAAAAGATGTCGCCGAAGGTCGATGAAGACCACGCCGAGTACATCAAAGGCGCGAAGGCTGGTATGTTCTTCAATACCGTCACCGGCCAGCTGTTCGACGGCAAGGAAGGTGTCGATATCATCCCTTGCGCCTACAAGCGCAGCTACATCCTGTGGGGCGGTCGTGAAGGCGATGGCGGCTACAAAGGCGAATTCACCGTTGAAGAGTTCGCAGCTCTGCAAGGTGACGAAACCAAGGTCAAAATCGTTGAAGGCAAGGCCTATGTCCCTAACGAGGACGGCTCGATCAACGAGAAGAAAAACGACTATTACTCTGACACGCGCTCTCACTTCGTGATCGTTGTTGACCGCGCCACCGGTGAATATGGCCGCGCCATTCTCTCTCTGGCCTCTTCGCAGATCAAGTCGTCCAAGAAGCTGATGA